TGGAGTGATAGTACGACAACCACAGAGGATCATGTTTATATCTTTGCGGAAGACGAACTTGGAGAAGACATAGCCATAAGACATAGTAAGGGTAACATCGATGCTGAAATCACTGTCAAGACTACCGTCACGGTTCACGCCTGGCGAACTGCTATGCTGGTTGGTACGTGGGAGAATGGGCACACATATATATTCAATACTGATACTACAGGAGAAATCATTAACGGAGAAAGTTCCACTCCCCTTACCTGGAGTATCAATGAAGATAATGACCTTATAATAACAATTGAAGGCGGCGGCAGCTCGAGTCCGACTTCGTTCACTGTCACCGACACTACGCTCATTCTTAATGGCAACTCCTTCACCAGAGTAGGATCAGTGGCGTACTAATTAAACATAGGAGATACGAATGAGTGGATATGATGATTTGAAAGAGTACGAGGCGTTAGCCACAGCGGCTGCAGATGTTTCTGAAAAGTTTGGTCTTCTATATGAAGATGTTGCAGAAATTGCCGTTGACCTGCGCGTAGCCAACCGCAATGTAACTAAGGCCGATCTTGAACGTGCAGTACGGCAACGTCGTCGTGTCAGAGAAACATCTAGCAATCGATCTCCTAAAGCATGGTATGGGGAAGAAACAGAGATCACATACGCTGTATACTCAACTCGTCGGGATCAAGAGACACGTAAGCCTGTATTGAAGGACGTTATAAAGATATTCGATGATAAAGAGAAGGCAAAAGCATACGCAATGCGCAAGCGTAAAGAGCGAGATGCCGAGCAGCGTCGCTTTGGTGACAACTTTACTGTCAAGAAACTTTCAGCGGAAGACGCCATAGACCAGAAACAAAGAGCCAAGAAAATGCAACTTACTAAGGCTATTATCGATGAAGCACAGCAGGAAGGACCTGAAGTCTACGCTCTTACAGAGGCCCTCCTTGAAAAATATGACTTTACATACGATCAATTACGGGATTTCGACTTCACCAACCTCGACTATGAAACAGACGATAGTGAATACATCTCAATGAGTAATCGCGCGTCAGTACGATCACATAACGTAAGTGGTTCAATTGATATCCAAGGCGAGATATTTTCGGTAGAGAACGTACCATATCAAGACTCAGACGTACATGGAATTTAACAATGAGTGCAATAGCTCAAGTAGCTAAAGAGCATGACATAGCTATCACAATAGTAGGAGCGGCGGTGCTCCAGATGTGGCGTGGAGTTGCTATTGATGACTTGACATATGATATGGTAGAGTCTGCACTTTTTGATTACTATGAACAAGATATTGATGAAGAGGCAGACGAAGCACAGTACTGATAGGAGGCATATATGTTGCCAAAACCCGACATTAGCAGACCATTATTCCAACATCCAGACTTCCGCGTAGAGGCAATGTATACACAACTAGGGCTCTGTCCTATGTGTCAGAACCCTGTATATGAAAAGGATTTTGTAGACGAGATATCTCGTCGTGAATACTCGATCACTGGTCTTTGCCAGACGTGTCAAGATGTTATGTTCGCTGAACCTGATGAGGATGAGTGAGTCTACTCTCCTTCAGTCAAATTCACCTCATATGCAGTGTCGAGAAGTTCGCCGATCAAGGCAGTTTCTTCTTCTTCGGTATCAAAAAGGTGAGCTGCTTCTGTTTCAATAATGTATATAGCAGCATCTTCTTCGTCCCACTCTTCATCCTGTACAAGATCGTTTAAGCGTCGAGCTGCACTCTCCATATCAAAGTCATCTTCAGTATCATTAAGCGCTGGGGTCTCATCGTCGAGGTCGACGATATCTTCATCGTCAACATCGTCGTCACTAAGAGCTCCCATTTCCGGGTATGCTTCCTGAAACTGATTAACTGCTGACTCTAGCTTATCAAGATAGCTAAGAGCTGCTGCTCGTTCGGTGGTGCGTGGTTTACGCTTATTACTCTCTGTCATACTTTCAATCTCCTGCGCTGTTAGTTTGTAGCGCTTCATTGCTTTCTCAACTGCTTCGTCATGAGGAAATCCATCCGCTTCTAGGTCATCTATAAAACGTTCAATATCCCCAGATGTTGCTTCTTCGTTCGCTGGATCATTATCCTTCTCGTATTCTTCATATGCCTCAGACGCAAGCGCAATATCGAAGCCCGGAAAGAGCTGGGTGATTCGATCAACAATTTCTTTTCGATCATATCCTTGATTGAGAAGAGTTTCAATAAACTCCTCAACATCGTCCTGGAGATTACGCCCTTCATAAAATAGTTGTGCCATTCACTACTCCCTCTCTAATTAGTAATCTTGGAGAGTGAAGGTTCCACCTTCTACTGTATAGGCGGAAATACGATCGGTCTCCATTCTTACAGCATCGACCACCTCTGGTTTATGCGATATGATAATCAACTGCTCAAAGCCTTCTAGAGTAGCGATTTCACGGAACATCTTCTCCGATGCCTGTACCGATGCAGCACTATCTATTTCATCTAATACTAGGATATCGAGGCTATATGCTTTCGCAAGAGCCACCCTCCACGCGGCTGATAGCAGCTCGCGTTCAAACCCCGATGCCATCTTCGTAGACATCCATTCATTGACATCAGTGTCCTCCCCTTTTGGAGAATAGAAGAAATCAACACCTCGTTTATTCTGAAGTAGTCGTACTACCATTCCTGGCTTCACATTTGCTATGAAGCTATTGATGTGCTTTTCGAGCTTTGAGCACGCCTTCACGATGATGTAATTAGGAAGATCCACTGATAGAATTCGTTTTGCATCACGACAATGATTAAGACTAGCAGACAGCTTATTTTGAAGATCAATAAGCTCTTGCAGTTGTTCTTCAACTTGAACTTTCTCTGTCTCTAACTCAGCATTTTGCTGTCGAATGGATGCATTAAGTGCTTTAGTAACTTTATCATCTTCTAGAGCCTTTCTTAGACGCGTACGATCGGTATATAGCTGGTCAATATCAACCTCAACCTCTTGCTGGGATTGAACAAGGTCAGACCGTTCTTGCCGAGTATTGGCAAGCGTAGCTTCTAACGATACGATATTGTTTTGCAGATCAGCTATACGCTGGTTATGCGTTACAATATCGTTTTGCATACGAGAGATAAACTGATCATATTGTTCTCTAGTGCGCTTGTTGCTAATGAGAGCTTGTTTATGATTAGCAATTTCGTTCTCTAATCGCGTAACAGTACGTCGGGAGTCTTCTCGTGATTGTTGTAGTTGTGTTTGCTCAGTTTGAAGCGCAGCTCGTTCAGTAGCTAGTTGTTCCTTATCCTTCTCCATTTCAGGTACTGACTCTGGTTGCGTCGCCTGCCCGCATGTTGGACAGGAGCCTTTCTTATGTGCTTCAATATGCGTTGTCAGTTCGACTATCTTTGGATAAACTGAATCAAGAGCGTCTTGCTTTTCAGCGATCAACCGCTCATTTTGCTCTACGAGAGCAGTAAGAGAGGCGATGTTCTCTGTCTTTTCGTCGATTTGAGTCTGAATCGTTTCGTCTAATTCGAGCTCATCAACATTGGTGGTATACGTTGTAATATCAGTTTGAAGAGCTGCGATGTCTGACGTGAGCTTTTCAATAGTTTGTTGAGCAGAAGTAATCTGGTCTTCTAATGAGGCTATTCGTCCATCAACATTGTCAATGTCCTTCTGTACTGTAGAGGCCTGAAATGCCCGCTGCTCCACTTCTTTGAGCTTTCTCTCAACCTCTTCAAGCCCCATTTCGTAGCGCTTGATTTGAGTAGGTGAAAGCTCTTTCTTTTCTTGCTGTGGGGTGAATTCACGAGCAGACAAGGTATCGAATTGAGTCTGTGCTACTAGTAGTGCCTGTTCGTCCTGGCTCATGCGGTTTTCTAGAGCGTCTACTTGCGGCTTCAATTCAAAGTCGAAAATACGCTTTAGTACTTTCGTACGTTCTGCAGGCTTGAGATCCACAACGTTATTCTCCCCTTGAAGAGAGAACATGATATGCTGTAAATAATCTAGCCCAAAGGACTCCAACAGAGGGGAGCACTCCGAATTTTTGTACGTTATACCCTTATAGGTGATCTGACGTTTTGTTGGCGGGTATCCTGACTTATTGATTAGCTCAACATCGAACGTAACGGGATTCTGATTGTACATCGCTTCAAGATGTATTTTAGCATTCGTGCTACCATGCTTGATAAAATCCTTAAACGAGTCACCTCGACGTCGTTCGGTAAAGCATGTAGCAATTGCCTCTATCAAAGAGGATTTACCTGCTCCATTGGGACCTGTAAAAATATTCAGATAAGAGGAAGCTAGGTCTAGGTCCGCAGACTCAATGTTCATGAAATTCTCAAGTGTCAATCGTTGTAGCGTAATCATGTATGGTTAATATACCTTACTAAGAATGGAGATAGCCAATCACTTCTTTTGGAGCTTTCTAGAGGCTGCTGCACGATCGGCTATCATATCATAAAGAATAGAGAAGATCGCCAATGGCCATAGATATATAGCTCGTAAGGCAATAAGTACTCGCTCTGTTAGCGAGAGGTGGAAGGAGGGCTCAGCAGAACCAATGAATGTAGCGATAGAAAGAAGTAGTCCAATGGCGGCATACCATTGGACTATCGTCCATATAATTTCAAGCATGTCTATAGCCCATTGAATAGCAATTCGGTAGAGTAGCGTGTCTTTAGTGAGCCATCCCAGTCAACGTACTCACACTTATATGGGTTGAGAAGAATGGTCTTCTTATCTTCTCGAAGCTGGGCGTAGTCGCGCAAGATCGTATCCGAAGATGCATTGGTATAGTTGCGCTGTCGCCGATAGGCAGCGATTACGTCTTCTTTAGTATACTCTTCAGTTCCCGCAGAACCATAGAGTTCATGAAGTAATTGCTCAAGTACTTCACACTTCGGTTCATATGATTTGATCTCGGTGTGTGTATGCGCACCGGTAGAGTGCCCCCAGGAGCCAGCAGAACCTAGTGACGTATTTCGTTCAAAAGGGCGACGTTGTTTTAGACGATTATAAGACCAACTAGTAAGCGGTCCTTTTTCATTGTGTTTGCGAGTATCTTGGTTTGGGTTCATGTGAGCGATACGAAATTCAAACTTATATGTGTCATTATATAAGACAACGAGCGTTCCATACGATGTATCACCATATTCATATATATAAGAACGATGAGCATGAAAAGGAACTTGAACAACATCAGGAATATCCCCTTGAGGATACTCTGCGGTACCACCACCAGCGCGATCAACACCAGCATGTAGTCTAACGTAGCCCCAAACCATTTGCCCGTCTATCATCTTGAACCCATTCTCTAGGCCAAAAGGAACTGTGATTCGTGCGCCTTTACGAAATTGCAGACTGTTAAACTCAAGGTTGCCCTCGGGGTCATATGTGTCTAAGAACTTATCTAATACAGAAGAGCGAACTGGCTCTTTTCCTTTGGAAATGACATGAGGCTCATCTTCAATAGAAGGAGGCTTCTCGACTGTATCATTTTCTGTCGGCTTGCGCTCGGTAGTTTCCTTTTTTGGCTTCTGCGTAGCCGCTTCTTTACGACGTTTCACCTCTGTCTTAGCCTCTGTAGGCTTCTTCTCCGCAGTCTCTTTACGAGGCTTACTCTTGTTCGCTTGTTGCGTAGACTTAGAATCCGTCTTTTCCCTAGTCTTAACAAGCGATCGCTCTCGCTTTTGTCGTGCCAGACGCTTAATAATTTCAAACATACCTCTTACTCCTCTTCTAATATGGTTATTAGATTATCGAATGCTTCTGATAATACAGATTGTAACGATGGAAAGAACCATTGCAAGTCATCTATAGCAACATGTCGGTACCCAATGACTTCAGGCACCTCACGGCCTCTATACGTAAAGTACGTTGAACATTTTAGGGTGTCAGGCTCTGGAACAGCATCTATGTCATAAAAGAACACATGGAGGTTTTTGGTGGGAATGTAGCTATATTCACCTAGATCAATCATTTGCTCGGGATGTGTAATATAAAACCCCGTCTCTTCTTGCATCTCGCGAAGAGCAGTTTCAAGAGGTGACTCTCCTTTCTCTAAATGCCCTTTAGGAATATCGTAGTTACCAGGGCGCCCCTTACGACTGAATGGTTGACAGGCTAGCATCGATATTCCATCGGTCAAGATAGTCCCAACCGAAAGCTCTTTTTCTTTGGGCATCAAACTACTCCACTAGTTGGACATCTCGATAATAGAACGCTGAGATGCGCGTAGGATTCTCATCATGCTTGCAATAGATGTAATTTCCGTGCGTGTCGATAACAGTACCGTATTCCTTCTTCCAAAGGCAAGGACATTGAAACTTACCACGATTTGAAGCATAATACAGCATTGTCACTGAAGAGGCTTTTTCTATATATACATGATCCTCTTTCTCGAAGGAATGCTCTATTTTATACCGAACCATTTTATACGCTTTCCTTTTCAATTAGTCTGAAGCGTGTTCCAGAGTTGCTGCGCATTGGCTCGTGAAGGGGTCCACTCTGTAGCGGCACCACATGTCGCGCATTTGTACCGATATTGAGGTGGTTGATCTCCGTCTAACCATTCCTCTAAATAAATGAACTCTTTTTCGCCACATAAACAATGACGTAACAATGCAGGAGCTTGTGGGTCTGTAGCATCAACAACATACCCGGGGTTTAGCTTATGCATATGTTCTATGGTAGAAGCAAACTCAGGGTTACGTAGACCAAAGATAAGCGGGTGCACTATACTTGTCGGTGTGGCAGCTACTCCGTCCATGCAAGAGCTTCCTTCTCATCCGCACTCTGAACAACGCCGCGAACTTCGGTAAGAACTGCTAATACATCTAGAAGAGCTCCTATCATCTTGTCGTATGACTTACGGAGCGGATCATCCATTGTCATATTCGCTATATAGTACCCATGTAGTGCATAGTTGAAAGCATCCACTAGCTCATCCCCAAGATGGGCTGCTACCGGGGACGCTACCGCATTCTCAATTGAAGCTTGAAATGCTCGTTCACCGTACTTCTTAAGACCAAACGCTCTCTTAGCAATTAGGCGCTCCTGGAGAGCGTGCGGGAAATCATAATCGTCGGCAAGTTGTGCCATCGCTTCTTCATACATACTCGGAAAGACGGCTTTCTTTTCGTCTAGTAGAGTATCATAATCCGCATTTGGATTGTCACTCATGTTGGACTCCTCCTGATTCTTGCATTTCTGGAATATACGTTGCTAGCTGAATGATTTTAGTCTCATAGTCTTGCTTTTCTTCAAGAAAACCATCCTCATACAGCTTTTTAATAAACATAGGCATATACGTTGACGCCATCTCTCGCGTTGGAAAGATTAGCGCCGAATCATAGTTGATAGGATACTTCTTCGTTATTCGTTTTATGTAGGGTGATACCCGGCATTGGAAAAAAGAAGTAGGTACTGCTGACTTCCCTCGACTCTCAGTATTGGTAACCATATACTACATTCCCATATCTGACAACGGAAGTTCGTTGTTAGACGTGACTGTGATATTAGATACGTCTACAATAGCGCACTCTGTAGTTAGAAACGTTCCTGCAACAGAACAAGCATTACGAATTGCTGATACAGCGACCTTAGCTGGGTCAATAATACCCATATCATACATATAACCAAAGACGCCATTTTTAGCGTCCCATCCATACCCGAACTCTTCTTTGGTTAAGATCTTATCAATGATAACATCCGCTGAGGTACCTGCGTTGGACGCAATTCGTCGCAATGGGTACTTCATGGCAAGTTGCACAATATCAAACCCGGCTTGATATGTGCTTGAGTAGCCATTTATATCGGCAGCAGCTAGCTCTTCAGCAATTCGCAACAGTGCTACTCCACCACCGGGCACAACACCAGTTTCAATAGCTGCTCGTGTAGCGGATAGAGCGTCCTCAACCCTATATTTTCGTTCCATGAGCTCTACCTCAGTAGACCCACCAACATGTAATATTGCTACACCACCTGAAAGCTTTGAAAGGCGCTCTTGATGCTGTTCTTTGAGAAAGGGCGATCGTTCTTCTTCGATGTTTGTACGTAGAAGAGCAATACGTTCATCAATCGCTTCTTTCTCTCCATGACCATTGATGATAATCGTTTCTTGTGAAGTGATCTTAATCTTATCACATGAACCAAGATTTTCAATCTTTACATCACTCAACTCAAGACCAGTATGCTGCCCGATAATTTCTCCACCGAGCAAAATTGCCAAGTCTTCTAGCATCAATCGCTGACGATCACCAAAGGACGGGGCACGAACAGCTGCTGCTTGAATGATTCCTCGTGAGTTGTTTACAACAAGAGCTGTAAGTGCATCTCCTGATACATCACGGGCAATAAGAACAAGACCTCTCTGCTGTCGTCGTACGGTTTCTAATAACCCTGCTAGGGCTTGAGCGTTTACAATGGGTTGATCTGAAAGAAGAATATATGGATTATCATATTCAACAGTAAAGGTATCTGTGTTAGCAAAGTACGGAGAAAGATACCCCTTATCAAACTGCATACCTTCAAGGTAATTTATATATGTATCAAACCCTCGCGACTCTTCAACAGTTACAACACCGTCTTTACCGATTGCTGTAAATGCGTCAGCAATGTGCTCTCCTATTTCAGTATCACTGTTAGCTGAGATAGTAGCAATGTGCAATAGGTCATCACGATCACGAACAGGACGTGTGATAGTATCTAGACTATCAATTGCATAGGACATGGCAGCATCGATACCGCGACGAAGCTCCATAGGGTCATGACCAGCCTCTACCAGCTTAAGCCCTTCGGCAATGATACCATGTGCAAGAACTGTAGCGGTAGTAGTTCCATCACCAGCAGTCTCATTTGTACGGGTAGCGGCTTCCTTGATTGTCTGCACACCAAGATTTTCATATTTATCGGACAGTTTCACTTCTTTCGCAACAGTGACCCCATCCTTGGTCATCAACGGTGAGCCGAACCCGCGCTCAATAAGCACATTACGTCCCTTCGGTCCGAGCGTAACGGCTACCGCTTGTGATAGTTTTTCAACACCGACGAAAAGCCGTCGCCGCACATCGGATGAATATTTCAACTCTTTCATATAGCTCCTCATGTTCCTAGATGTATATGCCTTATTAGTATACTGTTACGATTCGTGAATGTAAACATAAAAAAGTCTCTAGGAACAACGTTCGCTAGAGACTAGAGGGAGGAGGAGAGGTAGATGAATATTTGCTATTCTGTCTACACCTATAATATACGATTTGAATTACATTAGGCAAACTCAATATGAACGGTTATCTGAGAACTTCTCAGGACCACCTACAGTTCGATCCCCTTCAACAAGAACCTGTTCTAAAACCTCCAGCTGCGGTTCATCGAACGTCTGGGGTTCAGGAAGTTGACCACTCTTGTCAATCTTTGGCTGAATCGTGATTCGATCACATCCGTTTAGGTACGTATGACGCGCTACTGCGACACCTACAAATCCCGAAACTTTATCTTTACACTTTGCTCCAAGTTTCATTTCAATCCTCTATTTCTGGTTTAGACGGTCGTTCGTGTGTGTATGGCATCCAGTGGGTCACTTCACCACCACTGAGAAAACCATGTTTGCCATAAAACATTTCTTCAATAGTACCTAACTCTTCGCTAAAAGCTTCTTCATAGTAGCCGTCAAATACCCCCAAAACATCAAAGTAATAGTAGACATGTTGTCCGGACTTTGGCTTTTGATCTTCAAACCGAATCCACACTAGCGAATTTTCCTCCCGTCTTCTAGAATATAGCACTGGTAGGATTCGAACCTACGAAGAGTGAAGTCAGTGTAGCGCCTTATACCCTTCGCTATTGCTACATGGTACTGTCTCGGCCTTCACTTCGCTTACCGCGTGTGCCTCTCGCCTCAGAGCTATGTGCGAGGTGTTTCGGCAGACCCTTCGGGAGCGCAATAGCCTCCGTTGTCTAACCTCGCAATGCCGCATCCATTCCACCTGATTCCCCGGTGACTCGGTAGTAGGGCTATTCTCCCTACTTGTGTATCTCAACTATCGTATGAGCAGACGATCACCTGTTCCTCCGGTGACCCGATCCAGCTAGGGTTTTTCGGTCGCAAACGATCGCATTGCTGCAGTACGCATCGTTCCCCTGAGTCATGTAGCTGTCAGTTGACTCACTAGCATTGGCAGGATTCGAACCTGCATGATGGAACACCCCAACAACTTTCCATCTCCGCCCACTCGCCGATTTTAACGGTTTCTGGCTCTGTAGCGTTTACCGTTTCGCCACAATGCTGTCTGCTGCCCCTACTGGGATTCGAACCCAGGACCAGAGTATTTAGAGTACCCTGCTCTGACCTCTGAGCTATAGGAGCACTGGTGACCTTTCGATCACCAATCAATATACTTACAATAGCGGAAGAGTGCGAGTAATTGGATCGATATCCCTTACATCAGCGGGTCCAATTGCAACCGCAGTCACGTACCCATCTTCTTCGATAAGAGAGGTGGGAATGTCTTGGTCAAGTGCTTGAAAGTGATACTCTTTGAGAGCCTCGTTCCCCCAGGACTTAACAACAACCTTTGTGAACGCTTCTTTCATCCAACGACTCATAGCATGTGGGATATTACCAATTTCAAACGCATCGTGATCAGTCCAATCCCCCATATCCAGTAGCACAGCGATAGATGCATGTGCGGCATGGGCCGCAAGACGGCCCACCCCCATAGCAGCCTCCATGTTGAGGATAATCACTTGTTTAGACATTTGCTACTTCCTCACTGTACTTTTTCTTGTATGCATCAATGTACACACGAGATGGTTCGTTACCTTCTCGAACATAGGGTTCAATCCGCTCATACGGTGTTCCGCGCATTTCGCAGTACGCAATATGCATATAGCGGTATTGGGCTTTAAGTGCGGGTAAATTATGCTGCGGATGGAAGGAATCAATTCCAGCGCGTTGTTTGGCTTTAATTTCTTGTTTGATAGTGCGAAGTCTTACAGCGGTGTGCTTCAGACTTTCTTTCATTGCTTGTAATTCCATTCTAATACTCCTTGAATTTTGTTTAGGTGGGTGAAGTATAGAATGTGGTTATGGTGGGCGTATGCGTACCTAGGTCATAATGTACCTCCTTTTCTAATTAGTGCTAATTGCTCTATAACTATCCTACTCTTCCTTTTCGAACTTAGGAAGTTTCGGTCCATCCATCTTAAGAGAGTTGCCTTCCATTTCCTCTACCTGTTGTCGAGGGGAATGTTTTGGAGCTGGTATTTCATCTGATTCTTCTTGATCTGATTCATCGTCGTTCAGTTCAGCCAGAGCCTCGGACAGCTCATGCATCTGTAGCTCCATATTAGCACGATGTGCAAGAAGTTGAATTCTCTTCATCTTTTTCTCACGCTGTGCGTAGAACTTCTCTACCTTTGCGTCTAGCTCTTCTTTTTGAGTGAGAAGATGAATCTCTGCTTTAGCGTCTGCGCATGTGCATTGATAATAGAAGGCGCCAGTTTCTTCGTCTTTTTGGGGAGTGAGTTTCTCTCCGCAATAGCTGCAATAAATACCAGCATTCGGGCCATCATTTATCACAAAGTGCTTAGATGATATCATAGTGATAATATACATGTTGGACAAATTAAACGCACACTAATTATATACGTAAATGTAGGAGAGACACAATGTTCAAAGATGCAAAATCAGTCTTTCAACAGCGCTTGCAAGACACTCTAAAAACTGATGCTTCTAAAGACGTGATTGAAGACCTTATTCGCTTACACCTATTCAAGAATGCCGAGAAAGATGAGAGCCTATTGGTCTTGGTCGAAATATACGATCTTTTAGGATTAGATAAATTCATGGACTTATTGAGTCTTCTAAACGGTCAAACGGTTACGTTTCCCGAACGAGAAGATATCAAAGATACAGTTCAATTAGCTATTTGCTACTATTACCGAAATATCGAAGGCAAGGAGTGGAGTACTATAAAAGAGATTCTTGGTGACCCTGAGCTACCAACTATAAAATATGGTATTCGTATGCAGCAATTACAGACATTCCTGGACTATATTGTAGATAAGATTCGAACGAAGCGGGGATTGGAGCAAAAAGATGGACGATAAAAGCGTAGAGACACTCAAAAAGATACAGCAAAAGCTTACCAAAGAGGAGTCAGCCGCTGTAGAGAACGTACAAATAGACGACCCAATCAATGCTATTGAAGACTCTTTGTCAGACTTTGTACAGCATAGCTTTAAGTGCGTGGAGGAAAACCGTACATTTGAACAATCTATTCAGGAAACGATTCAAACACGTCTTCCCGAAGCTAATTTTTCTCAACTGATCAAACTACTTGAAGTTACATCTCAAGGAAATGCGGTTGATACAGCGAACTTAATAAATCCGTTCGCTCAAGCGGCTGTAGCTAAACATGAAGCTGACGCACAGGCCCAACGGGATGGCGCATCAACATCGCAAAAGGTGTATGATTCGGCTAACAAAGAGATATTGCAAGGACTCACAGCACTTAACCAGCTTCTAGAAACGGCGACATCGATCTCAAAATCGGACTCATCAGAAGATACAAAAAAGGATGACACAGACGAGTCTAGCTCTCCTCCAGAAGAAGAAAACACTTAAGCTTTGCAACCGCTGCATGCAATAGAAGGTCTGCTTGATCAGAAAGCAATACTTTATCAATCTGTTGCAGAGGTACGAACTCAAATGTGCTCATATCCTCGTATGAGGAACCATCTCCTTCAGGCTCATTTATCTCATAGGAAAAGAGCATTAGAGCAAAAAGAGACACACGACTTACTGTAGCTTTCATGAATGGAATACTTGGTGGAGTCATTGCGATGATTTCATACTCTGCTTTTTCAAGGTCAATTCCAAGTTCTTCTGCTACCTCTCGCTTGACTGCCTCTTCTGCAGATTCCCCATCTTCAATACCACCGGATACAATAGTCTGAAAGTCTGGATGCTCTTGTGAGTCGCGTACAGTATACGGCGGGCATACCTCTCGTCTAATAATGAGTTCAGAGGTTTGTACATCTATAGGCAATACATGTACAGCATCCTGTTCATGAATCGCCTCATATGGTTGATCTTCTGGGGAAATCACACTTAGGTGATCACCGGTCCATAGTACTGAAAAATCCTTCATTTCATATCTCCTGAAAGCTGTCGCTCTAACGTCCTGACCCGGTCTTGAAGCTCCTCGTTTTGCTGAGAAAGCTCCTGTACAGCACGTAACAGTACCCCGACCGTTGATGGGATGTTCATTGCATCCTGTTCAGATCCAGACAGCAATGGATCTGTATCTTCAGCAATAAATCCAACTTGAGGCTCTGTCTGATCAATATACGTGTAAGATACAACCCGCACATTCTTGACTATGTCAAGTGCGGAATCAAAGTCTTCTATATTTGCTTTTAGAGACCTAGATGACGCCGTTTTATACTGACCAGCTTTAATGGTACCATAGCTTTCTCCTAGAATATTGTTCTCTAGAATCTCTAATGTACCAGAATTATTACCAATATATCGACGATTGTTTCCACTACCAAGACCAAGTAAGAAGGCGGCGTTGCTTGTACCGAACAGATTTATCTGCACAGGACTTGCAGTCTCAATAAATGACGTCGCATTACCGTTCTCCTGGCGATGAAGTACTATCTCCTTTCGTAGATGAAGATCACCGTTAGAATCTATTGCTGGTACCATTCCAGCGCCTGCAGTAGCAGAGGCGTGTAATCCATCAATCAGGTCGGCGTTAAAGCCATTGGTGTGCCCCTGTCGAATACCGTGTACTTCATATGAAGCAGTAATTTGCTCTTGTCTATGATCATCAACATAGTTTTTTGTTACGAGAGAGGTACTGGTAGCTGTGTTTGTGGCTCCGCCCAAGGGGCTCATTGGAGCAGTTGTTTCAATTAACCCGGACTCACTATGCACTTCAATAGTAGATACGCCACCAGAGGATGTGTTGTCATTGACAACCATATCAGCATTCACAACTACCGTATCATCGTCACCGGGGTGACCATCTCCGAGTGTAGTATTGTTATGAACTGTAAGCGATTGTGTATCGACTTGAGCGTCTATATAAGAAGCTACAGCTTCACTGTTAACAGGGTGACGATCAACGGGGTCAATAGTGCTAAGGGAGAGAGCCTGAATATCAAGATCAAAATCGGAGTATCGAGCAAATTGATGTGGCTTCATTATAAGCAATCGATAGCGTGCTCCCTCTAATGAGACTGGGTTATTCATGTCCCCTAGATAATAAAGACCCTCGCCAGATCCTGTGTCCATCCAGAGTGTGTACTCACTTTGACCGCTTTGATGCTGTATCGCCCATGCAAAGCCGTAAGTGTTACCATTAGGTGCATTCGTAAACCCAGATGGAATCTCCCTCCATCCTAGTGTAGGAACCTCTACAAATAGCCGAGGAAAGATCCTATCAACTGTCAGATTCTCAAAGGCTCCTTGCGGACCTACCAATGTTAGCTCTGATACGTCTATCGGGGCTACTTGATGGCTAGCTATGTGACCTCTCTCTCTTTTCATGATAGAAGAGGAAGAGTAAGGCTCATACCCGTACTCCGTAGCCTTTATCTGATAGTACATATTGCTCAATAATGAGCTCTTTAGCTCAGGTATACGAAAGGTATTTTGCGAGGTATCTACATAAATATCAGCTGGGTCATATCGGGCTTCAAGCTCTTGTAGAAGCTGTGGGTAGTCTGCTGATAAATGCTGAGTAGTTCCGTCGGCGAGTAAGAAGCCATACTCAGGAGCATTAACGCCTTCGGGGGTTGGCTTAATACCTCCGATTGGCATGCCTGCTACGCGTGAGGTAGTAGGTTGATGGATATCAACCATTAGTCGACGTGTTGTTTTAGCTGTGCCTACATATACAATAGACTCTGGGAATTGAAAGGCTTCGTTGAAAGGAGTAAGACGACCCTCTGTTCCCATATAGTAATTCTCACCGGGGGTAAAGGTGTTACTCTCTGGAGCAACGTACGTTCCCTTTCGAATAAAGAGTGCCAGATCCCCTGCTTCAAAATCTTTTTGTTCGTCTTGAAGTAGAAGACCGAGTGGAGTTCTGGCTCGTTGCTGGAATCGTCGATCTGCTAGAACAGCACGTCCTGCGTTTTGATACGTTCCTAAATCCTCGTACGCTGTTTCATTAAACAAGTAGTCTAATCCAGAGTCCCACGTTACGAATATAGGACCTCCAGATGCGGTTCCGTAAATTGCGCCATTTACGCGCGTTTGAGTGCCTGAGCCATCCGTTTCAATACTACGTATACCTGTCGCTAGCTCAACATTTTGCCCTACTCCAAACAGGTTTGTTGTATCAGCGGAGTTGATTGCATTAAATAACGTATTTAGAAAATACTCTTGTCCAGCACCTTGATTCAGAAGAGGAACTTGAGTGTTGTATGGATCGCCCCATGAAGCTGGCGGCACATTAGTAGTGTATAATGGATGGGCAAAGTTTTGCTCAGACTGCTGAAGTAGATACTGGATATTGTCTTCATCTTGTATTGTAGATGCATGGGGTGTAGAGGCTGGACCAAAGATAAAAACATGAGCAGCCCATGTAGAGTAAATTGCAAACCACAGATTTAGAGGAAGGCCTCCATCTGGCGGAAGCGGAGCAGAGGGTCGAGGGATCGTGAATTGGTACGAAAATGGCTGGGCGTCATCTTGTCCTAAAGAAAAAACACGAGGAGTGAGATTCCCATTTTCTTCTGTATAAGAGAAAGGCTCACCAAACGCAATTTCAAACTGTGTCGTCTCTAGAGGACCACGTCCATCTCTTTCAAATTGAAGCTCAATGGCTAAAATACCATCATCTGGTAACGTTTGATCCGTATATGAAATAACACCAACTTGAATGAGATTACGAGAACCTAAAACAGCTTGCTTTTCATCTAATGTAAGCTCTCCCGGGACTGGACCAGCATAAACGACTTTACCGCGATCGTCGTCAGTAAACCCTGGGTTGTATTCATCTGTGAGGTTAACTTCATATTCAAAATGTCCATTCTCAAGCAAATGAACTGGCTCTCCAACTTCTGCTGTCTCTAGTGCTATACCAGATGCCATAGCGTGTCGATCAGTTCGTGTTTTAACAACTACATTATTCCCATTAGGAATAGATGAATCGACTACACGAGTAACATTTTGACTGTTAAGATCGAGAGCGGTAGCAATTGATACTATTTGCCCTCGCTGTATTTTCTCTCCAGCTGTATAGACACTGAGAGGGTGCACCCATTGGTCTGTTCCGTTAACGCTATACCGGTACTCGCTGGTGCGCCTGCTTATCCATGTAAGTCCTTCTTTTTTCATTATATCCTCTTATCAATTAGTACTGTTCGTAAATCACAGGCGTACGTATATGATCAAACAAATATCGCCACTCACCCTCAGCTGACAGATATACATCACCTTGATCCATATCACTAAGCTGATCGTACTCAAAATTAGCAGATCCAGGAAGGGTCTCGCCATATTCGATTTCCATCGGCACTTTTGTTTGATTTGCAGCACTCCATCGCGACATTGACGGAGCGTCTGGATTAAAGTCCCTATGAAGCCGATGTAACGTACCCTCTTCTCCAGCCTCGACCTGCCCACCAGGGACCATATTGGTTGTAAGAAAATTGAATGACACTTCTGCGTTGAATTGTACGTTTTTAATAGCTGCTTCTAATTCGCGTAAGGACATCGGTTGTGATCGTAGCCCCCAGCGAGCATCTCTCTGTATGTTTGTGAATGCCGCTCGATCGTTATTATTGCTATCTTCTGGTGCAACGTATGGTCGATACTTAAATTCTGTGATACCTGGTTGAATTAGATCAGCAGTACGCCGAATACCTGCATTCATTACATATGAGATGCCCTCTCCAGTATTTACGAACTCATTTCCATCTCTATTAAGTGGATCTCCCTTCTTTCCATTCTCTAAAGTGAATGATGGTTCTGGATCGGGCCGCGTGTCTGAAAAAATACTATAGTTTGATGAATCAGTGGAGCGAGGAGTTCCGTCTGAAAGAGGATCGTCATCTGGCATACGTCCTGAAACTGCTTTCTTGATGTATACCCACAGCTCATCAATTGATGGAGAGAAAATGCGTCCTGACGTATGTATGTTACCTGATGGAGATACAATGTGCTCATCTCCGTCATTCACCGTTGCTATATCGGGTGTGTACCATCCAGCTGGCGCACTAGCCTCCTCAATTGGATTATCATATGTTCCATTACGTTGAGGAATAGGGAAGAATCCTACATTGTTGGAACTTTGAAGCATAGCTGATAGTACATCAGCTCGTGGGGGAGTAAGCGGTAGATATGGACGTGCATCAACTGCTGTTCGCTCAAACTTATTAAAATCACCTGTTCCTAGAATTAGATTTTGATGCTGTACGTCTGATTCACTATGTAGCTCTTGATTATATGATGATGGATCCACATAATCAGCGAAGAAGGCACAACGAACCCAAACCTCTACATCTTGTAGATAGACATTTTTGGTAGGATCAAAATGGTCTTCATCAGTGATAATCGTATTAGGTCGTATCGTATCATCTAGTCCATTAGCACCTACATTGTATCCGGTAAAGAATCGAACTACATCATATGCTTCCTCAAGAGTAGGATCTGCATTGAGTCGAATACGTGTGTATGGGATTAGATCGGATCCTGGAATAGTGGCTTCTAAAGCATTATCTCGACCAGATAATATCACTAAAGAGCTATCTTCTACATCTGAACCTTGGATAGCGACGGTGGCAGAGGCTCGGTAGTAGTCGTTCGCGGTGTGCGCACTTGACCCGTTTGGTGGTATCGCAAGCTGAAACGTCAGATCTGTCTGTCTGTATTCATACTCGTCTAAAGGGGCTAGAGCAGCATCTGGATCATGTATTTTATAATAGCCTGCCGTACTTGGATCCCCAGGTGTTTGATTCTCATAATCAGCATGCGATATGAAAGTCTGCGTAGCACGATCATCATATGTGACTACTGATAGAAAGATAGCATTTTTCTGCCTACGCCGTTGTGGACTCTCTTCGTTTAATTCCCCTTCGACATAGATCGAAGGGTCATATACAATAACATCATGAGGAAGTTTTATGCCACCCGAATCCCATGGAACCCATGTACTTGGGTCCTCAGGTGTCCCATGGCGTTCCTTATCGAACATTAAATCAGAAAGTTTTACACGCACGGCATAGGGCCCGTTTCCACTAACATCAAACGGGATTTTCCAGGGGGCTATTTGTATTGGTTTCACTGACATCTGTCTATTCTCCTCGTGATCATCTCTTCAATTAGTCATTGACAGGTGTAAACTCTCCTTGCTTAATAAGCAAGTTCACTGACATATGATGTTTAGCAGAGTCATAGATAACTGGTGGAAAGTTTGCATATGCAATCATTTCATGAGCTGCGTTAAAGAGACCAAGTTCTGTAATAGCTACAATGGATGATTGCGAGTCTAGTGGATTAGCGAAATTCTTCGTTGTATTGACGGAATAGTTGAGCTTCCAATTACCCTTAAGCTCAGTCTGTACTACCTCATCCAGATCAAACATGTCAATGTCATTGCCCTCTAGGTCGGTAGCTTCATGAAAGACAGAATCATAGTAAAGACCATATTGTGCATTCTCTTGATCAACATTAGGGTATTCTTCACGTGAATACCGTCGATTAGATACCATAACTGCAGCAATGCGCCCACGACGATATTGAATATAGTCTGTTTGGCGAACGATTAGTGACTCTCTATCACTCGAATACTCTAACCCTGGATATAGAGTTACATATGCATCTTCGTCTGGCACCTTTTGTAGTACCATCTCTTGACCAGCATCTCCCTTTACCCGACGATATGTCGTATAGCGCTGGCGCCATTCTTTGGAGCGATTATCTAAGTAGTCTTCAAAGATGATGTATTGCCAGTATGGATTATCTTCATCACCTTCTACGAAATACTCTTCTTGAAACCAGTCTTGACACAGATAATAAAGAGGCTGAGCTGTACGTGTTCGTGCAGAAAGATCTAATGTAGCTTCGTCATTTACATCAAGATAGCTTCCTTCAGAATTTGCTCGGAATACTGGCGCTCCATTTCGATTTGTGAACAATCCACCCTGATAGAGTGTTGGATCTTCTATTTGAGAAGGATATGCTGAATCCCCATAATACACTCTATCTGGTTCATACCGTAATAGATCTTGTGGAGTGAGCTTATATACAAGACGTTCATCTGTTTTCGAGCGTTCGGTAGTTGGGATTGATGCTAATGTAAGTAAGTTCAACCGTACCTGTCGTACAAATGCTCCTTCTTCCATAGGAATGGGATTTGATACTTCAAAAGCTCGCCCGTTTTGTCGTACACCTGTAATGGAGATCTCTTGATCTGGTGAAAACGTAATATTCTCTTTCTCAGCAAAATCGCCCTCTACGGCTAGCAGATCTGCATATGACAAGTGCTTTGGCGCAGGAGATGGTATAAAATCACCGTTCTCATCTACTACGCGTTCGCCCATTCTATCTACTACATATATAACATCGTGCCGTTTATTTTGTAGATAGTAGAACTGATCATTTAAGCCATCGTTATCCGTGTCTTCACCTACAAACGCATTGGGGTCGTTTTCCCATGGCCATAGACCATTAGTAGCGGGTCGATCAGCCCAAGAACCGTACCCATTAGGATGATAATAAACACCAGTTAGCTCCGGGTCATCAACGGTATAGTACGTTTTACCATCCCTCGTTTCCTCAATTACCAACCCTTCGTCAGTAACAAAGGAGTCTGGCAATGCTGCGACAGGCTCTATCGAATATAGCCCGTCAGGAAGCCCGCTCTCAAATTCAACACCTTCATTATCCCCTCGTGTCTCAATTAAAGCTGTGTTGTTTTCAAGTGGTTCGATTGAGTATAGTACTTCATTATTTTGAATCTGAGCTACTATACCCATGTTTGTTCCAGACATGTCTGTTCGGTACCGTGGTATACCTCGTAGAGGTATCGCTACTGGACTTGCTGGTAGGATGTTGAGACTAATACCATTGTACGGAGGATCTAAGGTGACAGAGAGTGTAGTCTCAATCCAAGGAGTTTCATTTTGTTCATTATACGTATTAGCAACTTCTATAGGACCTAGCCCAGTTAGGTCAATAACATCATCTGAGATCTCAATATCATTACCATCTTCTAACCACTCTAGATATGTTGTGTAAAGTGGTTGCCAAGCGACTTCCCTTGGATCGACCCTATCTGTTCGCGTATCTTGATCAGTGTCTTCGTCTTCAACTACTACTTGCTCGGTGAAGCTATTTGTTCCTAGAGCTACTCCTCGCGCATCAATATAATTACCAGCAATATCACAATGATGAAGTGTCAAACCGCTGTCGTTCGTCCAGAGTTCTGGATTTCCTGCTCCACCAGTGACGTAAGCATCTTCAGATTCCTCAAAGGTTGGATATCCATTTCCTCCGATATAATCTGGGTTCTCATCTCCATTCCCTATCGTAGGCTCTAGTAGAAATGGGTTCATTCGTGGCATATATACACGATTAGCTATGTCGGCATCTTCTACTTCTGACGTACTTGGAAGATATAATTCACGAGTTCGCGGATTCGTAAGTGTCGATATGGCGTCTGCAGGAACTCCTGCATAGCTATCTTCAATAGATCTAAGCGTATAGATTTGAAGCAGACAACGAAGCTCAAGCGATTCCTCCCAGTCATCAGGCACTACAACAGGTGCTTCAGTCACAATATTGAAAATACTCTCATCTTCATTGACTTCCTGAATTTGCAGAGCATCAGCAGGACGAGAATTATTAGATATTATATAGATATTTGCATCATCGCCACCAAGAAGAACCGTATCAGCTGCTACTCCTACACCAAGAATCTTCATGTCAGGAATGCTAGGAATGTCTTTATATGTCCATTCCGGCAATGCCTCCGAAAAGGGTCGACCTGCGTTGGTTTCATTATATGCTGATGTATATACAACTCCATCCTCTGAAGTAGCTATCCACTCTCCTGGCTTCCACTCTATTTCAAAAATTGGACCGAAATCATCGTCGTCATCGTTTTGGTCTTTTAACTGGGCAATCGACCATGAGACACCATCATCATCAGAGTATATAATAGCTCCTAGTTGCTGATACTCCCCGGCGACCACCCACATACCATCAACACAACGTATTGCGGTAATATTATATAAGGTTAACCCATCTGGCAAACCTAGCATAGTCCATTGAGATTTCGGTAGATCGTCATCGTCAGTATCGGGGTCTGAATCTTGTACAGGATCTAGTAATGTATCTGTAACAGCTAGTTTACCATTACTTCCACCTATCATCCATGTATCGGTTATGTCGTTATACCCAATAGCTTGAACAGCATTATTACCCCAACCCTCAGTCACGGGTGGGGCGTCGTCAAATGAGCCTTCTTCGTCATCTTCGTTTTGTCCTGTACCGTCAGCATTTGGATCGAATCCTTCTGTGTCAAGTTGCCCTTCAATTGGCAAAGGCAATGGTGTCCACTCTTGGGCTGCAGTAAGATCGTTCTCGTCTGCATCTTCATCAAAATATGCTATGCGACCATCATCTGTACCAATAAGAAGACGATTGGCAACGTTAGTATCGTTGAGCGGGTTAGAGTATTCGATACAAGTTATTGATGGGTCTATACCGTTCCATTCTTCAGGTCCTGCAACCATGTGCCAGTTCTCACCATCGTCATACGATCGTGCAATATTGCCACTTTCACCCACTATCCACCACGATTGGATATTTTGTGAATAAACAGCATCATTAACTGCATCAATGGGATCCCAGGTATCATCAATAGAGGGGTTACTACCAGTTGGTAATGACTTTGTTTCCCAAGGCTCATCGACAGTATCTGAATAATTCATCAACAATGTGCCTTCAGTACCCGCTGCTAGCCAAGAGCCTGGGCCCCACCGAATAACATTGATTTGCTGATCATTTTGAGTTAGAACATTTTGCGATAACCTATATGTAGTTCCATTTGTAAGATAGACTCCTTGAATATAATCTCCAGGGTTTAGTTCAGCTAATGCTTCTGCAAAAGCTCGTAGAGATTCTTGATCATCTCCCCATGGAAGTATCATGTTCGGAGTATCTCTCTTTACTGTACCAGCTACCATAAGAAGATTACGAAAGAATCTGTTTTCAAATCGATCTTCGTATGATCTAATGATCGCAGGAGAGGCGGTTTTTACTGTTGATCTAGCTGCTATCGACCCATCGTCTGCTTCGACGGGTTGGATACCTAAGACACTTAATCGAAAGTCTTCGACACGATCGTCAGCGCGAGGACTGTCGGTTATTGGTCGAATTTGATAAAGATTATCGGGATTGACTTCTCCCTCTATAGTTATGTAGTGGGAGTAGTACCGATTTTCTAGAGCTTCTTCATACTCATTTCGTATGAAAATATAGTTTCCAGATTTCACGCTATCTGTTAACGATAGTGCTTGAGCGTTAAACTCATAATCTGGGTAAGTGTGTATTTCTGTTGGGGTGTCAGCAAAAACTGTTCCTACAAGCGAATATAGATTTTTGAAGTATGTGGGATCCTTAAACTCAATATCGTGCCGTGTTGTAGATCCATCTGCGGTTTGATTGTGTACATAGAAGCGATTAGCCGTTTGATCACGGTAAATAGGACTTGCAGTTAAGGAGAATCGTACACCATTTGCATCTGTAGCATAAAACTCTGGATCGATTTTGAGCTCAAAATTGCAGGACCCACGTGCCAAAAATTCTCTAGGTAGATCGAGAATCTGCTGTGTATTATCTATTAGAAGCTCTCGTTGGTCTACGAACTTTTGAAACGTAGTATTATCTAAAAGATTGGTCCGTTGGAAAGATTGACGAATAATTTCATATGTTCGACCACCCGCTACGAGCCAGGGTTGGTACTCCGTCCAAGTCAAAAAGAACGCTTCAGCAATACGCCAGGTTATGTTATTTTGACTATCAATGACAACTTGTATATAATCGCCTTCTCGGAATGTGTCTCCTCCGATAGTTTTATCTTCTGTTATATAAAAATAGTCATTATGACTGAGACCAGTAGTATCTGGATAGTCAGGTTGCGAAGGATTATTTGAATCTTCAACTGGTGTCCAGTTTCCTTGCTGTTGACCAGGTGGCAACGAGATTAAGTAATACTCATCTCCTGTTTCATCTCTCACTATAAACCTGTTTGCACTCTCATCAACATATGTTTCTTTAGTCAGAATAATCCAGTCATCTATAGCTACATCAATAGTTTTTGTAGGTTCACCTTCCGGTGTTTTGTCCCTAAGCTCGAGATCCTTAGAAGCAATATAATACATAAAGTACTTATCTAAAGCTTCAGAGATCGTAAGCCCTAGAGGTGCAATGTCAGTTTGGAGCTGTGTTTTGGAAGGTGATAGATAAATACCGTTATCCGGTTCGGGTTCACCGTCGGGCGGCCACGTTCCTAGCAATAGCCATTGTCGACGAGTCCATTCCCCGTCATTGTATACTAACCAGTCGCCCTCTTCGTACTCGTAGGTCCCCACTGTGTTAGTTGCAGAGACGAGAAAGTAATCTCGATTGACAAACGGATTATTAGGGTCTTCCTTAGGCCAAATAGGTATGAAGCGATTCTCTGCTTGAGGTGCGGGGTTCCAACGTCCTCTGAATCTGTATAGTTCTCTAGGTAGTTGCTCTCCAGTTGCAATATATGGTGAGTTTACAATTAACGTGTCTTCTTTTTCAATATCGTTAAACTCTTCTTCATATACGGATGTTGTTACAATCTTATAACGATTCCCTGGACGCTCTTCTGACGCAACATCTACAGCATACTCATGCTCACCGAGTGGTACTTCAAAAAGTGGGCTATCAAGATTGGCAATAGAGGCAATATTATCATCATACCCGTCCCCTATGTTCTTTGCAGAAGCATATGTACCACGACGAACAGGCTCAATCCTCTCTAAATCTGAGGATAGATCTCTATTTGAGTCAAATGTCGTAACACCATAAAGAGGAGGACGATTCAAGTCAGAGATTGATGTAAAGAGCCGTTCGCGCTCGGCCGTATGCCCGCCTGTCCCTAACTGGAGGTGAGTGGGTGTTTCATCATTTTCATACGGGTTTGGAAGTATAGTAAAGCGAGCGTTAATGTCAGGATCAGAATACTGGTTTTCCGGGATGATGGTATATAGTCCTGATTCATCAGTTGTTAATGTGAGCTGCGTTCCTAGCTGTACAATTTCGGTAGCACGTGCAGCGTGTGAGAGAAAATTCTCTACATAATCCAGCCACGCTTTATCCATAAGAGAAACGTATCGTGGTCCCATCTTAAACTTAACGCTATTGACATGTCGTAATACTCTGTCTAACGAAAGCTCTAAAAAGACTGTCTTATCAAATTCAATAGCTGCTGGATCATTGGTGACTTTTTCAACAGCTAGCGGTTGAAAGAGCGAGGCATCTTTAAGACCTTCAAGGTATGCTGAGCTAACTCGGGGCCACTTAGGGGAAGGCCACATAGCAGTATAAATAGAATGATCTGTATCAGGATGTAAATTATACACCTGGCGCTTGAAATCATCTAGTAACGTATCTTCTACCACTTGCGACTGTCGTAACACGATTGAAAATTCAGAGAGCCCGAACAAAAGAGCGTCTTGTGAGACCTCAAAATAATCTGTAGCTACATATGTAACCATGGTATTGAGGGGAAGTCCTGGACCTCGAATTTCATCTCCTGGAGTAAGCAATGGAAGCTTCTTGCTCTCTTCCTCATTCGGAACCAAAATAGTACCAGGTAGCTGACTCTCTATTCGACCGTATATTTGCAATTCGTCTAGAACCACAGCTTCAGAAGAGAAGTCATGAGCGGCTCGTAGCTTCCAACGTTCAAACGACTCTACTGTAAAAGCAGCATTTACAGGTACATCTTGATACATTAGCTCTTCTGTATGAATACAGGCCCAGCTGACACTTTGGGTCCACCCTTCATATCCAATCATATAGCTCCATTCTGCATTCTGCTCGCTATATGATAGGAAGTAAGCCTGTGTGCCCGATGTCACGCGTGCAATCTGATCTGGATCAAGAAGGTACTCACGATCGTTTGATTCGCCGGTAAGCGGATGGATATGAGGAATTGTGACAATACGTGCAGTTGCACTAGTTGGTCGATTACGTCTATCTCTAGTAAAGGTAAGAGTACACTGAATAAAAATAGATGACGTTATGGGTTGCATAGTGCCATCAAGATTTTGCTCAAAGCGACGAACTTGAAACTCAATCCCATATAGAGGATAATCTGGATCTGGTAGAGCGTTGAGAATTGGAGACCGATCTGCGTTTATATTGAGTGTTATTTCCCCACGAGTTAGGTGGAGTATATTGGCACAATCGGTATAGGTGCGGACACCCTCATTGTACGTATCACAAAGAGCAGCTGTATTAACATCTAGGCTACCACTAAAACCAATAAGATCGATATTGTCGCGTATAATAGTCTGATCAGGATAGACGGATAAGGCTTCATGTAGAGGAAAATCAAAAATTCCATCTGCAAACGGAGATGGTGTCAGTTCTATTTTTCTTCGTTCTAGGCTTTCATCTTGTGGATCACTGAGATCTCGAATTGAATATGTTCGTAATGTAGGGTATTGACTTCCCGACATCTCTAAAAAGTGGTATTGATTAGAAGCTGTGCTCCCTACCTTCTTAGACGTAACCGTAACGTTTGGTGTAGGAAGATTGATCGTATCGTTTGAAAGAAAAGTGTTTACAGAGACCCGCCCAAGGGCCCCGTCAGCTACTATTGATGTGTCTTGATACGCGTAATGGTACACATGTGTACGATAATTGGGAGTTATAAGACCTTTGAATGTGACTCGTGTGTTTTCTTGATAGACTGTATCGTTTGTGTTGAAGAAGTCTATTAAACGAAATCTACGATTCGCACGAAAATCTTCATAATCAATGGTGGCTTCATCGCCGTTAATCAATGGACGATACTTACCTGTGATATAAATGGATCCATGTCGAAGCAACGAGCTACAGATCATCTTATAGCCTAGATATGCTCCAAAAAACTTACGACGAAACGCTAGAGAGCGTAGATCACGAATCTTCCATTTCACTTCCTCAGTCTGCATTCGCTGCCCATTGATAGAGCGGCTCCAGTCTTCTATAAACGTATAGTTTGGTTCATACCCTATCACAGCTGCAGCTGCTCGAAACATCTCATTCATTTCCAAGCTCGTTAAAAGCTCAAGATAGTCTGGATGATCTGGGTACATAGTATCCAGATATCGGTACATTTCATGAAGCATGAAGTCGAGCTCAGGCTCAATAGTGCCTTCAATGGTGATGTTATGATATTCCTCTGCGTCTTCAAAAGTAGGGGGCGTTTCAGGTACTACCGGACCATAGATAGGGGACTCATCCCCGTTCACAATTTTCTTGGGTCGATTCTCGTTATCTATGACTGGTATGTTATGTTGAGTATCTGCTGTGCCTATCACATATTTCCAAAATTCATTTTGGAGACCTTGCGGGAGCAGATAGAACAAGGATACAGGAGGAACTTCATTTGTTATTTGAATTCGTTTTACATGATCGAATTCAGAACTAGATGTATATGCCATATATATTCACTCTCTTTATTGCTGTCGCTGTCCAGGGCGCACGCGCTCGACGACTATATCTTCCATATCGCAAAATAGGATGTCGTTCCATTGAGTTGGATTGATGTCGTCTAGAAGCGGCTGAGCGTATACCTTCAAGGAAATGAAGTTTCGAGCGGCTCCTACAAATTGGGCTTTATTGTTTATATCTACGTTATTGAACTGAAAGTACGATGCAGGAAAAACAATATATCCAAAAGCGTATTCAGCTGATTGTGGTGAATCGTAGTTTTCGCTAAATTCAATATCAAAGTAGTTAATATACCGCCAATCTCGAAGATATGCCTGGGTACCACCGGGAAGAGGAACGCGTGGATCCGGCTCGTTTGCTGGCCACGTTACCTCATCCATTTGATAAATGCGATTACGACCCTGACTATCAGTACGATATGGCCGAATTTCTCTTGGTGACTTATCTGTAGCTTTGATACGTGCAAGCATTGTTTGATCGTTTGTTATTTCGTCTAAAAGAGGGAATTGGGCAACACGTACAGTACGATCATTATAGTTCTCTAGAGTCTCTTCAGGGCGTCTCCACTCTGGTAGACCAGTGTTGTTAGTAATAACAGCTGTATCATTGAGCATTAGAAACTTACCTTGTGCTAGTGTTGGGACTTCTGGACCTTGATACCTGTTGCGCTGATCATATAAGAAAAACGTTCTATTAAGCTGAGATGCTTTACGTGGATCGTTCTGAATTTTCAGATCTACTCGAAGAAGCGCTGGAACGTTTTGTAGATAATTCCTAAATCCTCGTGAAAATGGATTCTGACTGAAGAGCCTATCAAATCGGAACGGAAACTTATATAGCGTAGGATAGGTAATAGTCTCAGTACCTTGAGCATCAACATCCTCAGATTCGGATGGAATATGGGCGATCCCGTCTTCCTCTAATGGAAGATGAGCTGCTGTCTCAATATGAGTATCAACATAATCCACAAAAGGAAAAGATGAAACTAGTCGTACATATTCGGATTCGTAAAATGGTTGGCGAAAATCACGATTAAAGATTGAGTATTCATCTGCTAAGGCCTGGGTCTCAAGATCGATAATGTCTTCATCAGACATATCCGTACTAGACGAATAGACGACTGTGCTGAGACGCAATTTTATAAAGTTTGGGTCAATATAGGCAAGAGTGTCTGACGGTGCTTTCAAATCGCCGATCGCCTTTGTTACTGGGTCTATCAAAGTGGTTTGTGCATTCTCAATTCGTTCTCCGTTAGATGCGATAGCAGTGACATATAAGACACTCTGTGACAACCCTATCTCTAGATTTGATGAATTGAGGCCCTGTCTTGCCTGCGCAAATGCGGGGTTGGTGCGAGTAAATCGATCACCACTGAAAACTTTGACCTTATCTAACCCAAGCTGGGCGTATTGTAAGATCTGTCGCTCATATGCCCCTGTAGTAGCGATAGAGTAGAACTGTAGATAGTCTTGTGGTGCGTTTTTCCGTAGATCAATCTCATTTTCTGGATTTTGGCCCCCTAAAATAGGAGCGATGTTTGTAGCTGAAAGAAATGTCGCTAGATTTTGAGTACGAGGATCGATCATATCGTACCCTTCCGGAAAGACCATCTCTTCTATTTGATACCGACGATCTAGATTGCCGTTTTCACCGGCGCTTTCAAGATACTCAACTGTTAGTTGCGCTCCTTGCGGGAGGCGCTTGCCATTGACATCATCACCAAACTTAAACAGTACACCAGAGTAATCTGGAACATTGTTGACTTCGAATACGCGATCATATGGACCTGCAAGTAATAGACTGCGTACCTGTACCCACTCTTTCGCCGCATCTGGCATTGCTGGGGTTTGATTTACGTATACTTTAAGAAAATCCTTAGATACGTTATTGGAAGCATCCTCACAATTCTGTACCGGCAATAGCCGCGTTTCAAACCGTTCGCCCGTTGCTCTTCCTAGAGTGTATGTACGCGTTTTTCCTTGAATGACTGGAACTTTAAGGTACTTGATACCTGCCCAACCACCAGCTTCTAAAAATGCCCTTCGTCGCTCCGGATCATCTCTGATGATATTCCATGGCTCTTTGAGTGAGCGGCTAGCTACAGACGTGGTAGAAACATATTCAGTTCCATCGCCTGAGATAAAGCGTGTACGCTTAGGAACAACATATGGTGTATCATACGTCCAAGGTACGAGCGTTTGAGTACGAAACGGGCTTTGCGGATCTGGGTCGCGAGAGATGTTATCATAGTTTGACGCATCATCAAGATTAAAGAATGAGCGGCCAAGATTACGTAGTCGATTAGTTCCTTCTTCATCAGTATGAGAAACGATAACGTATGAAATTGCTGAACGTCGACGTTGAGGTTTACGACCTATCAGGCCAACCTGTGTTGTGAGAGAGGTGATGTTTTGTGCTGTCGTCCATTTCTTCTCTCCTAGTAGATACTCCCCGTATCTCGCAATTTCCGCATGTCCATCCGCAAACGCGTCTAGTAACGCCGATAGCGTGCCGTTCTCTGATACTAAAGCCCAATCAAGACGTACACGTAACCGATCTAATAGGCGGCTCTTTATTGCTTCTGGATCAAATCTTTTCATTCGTACTATCCTCTTTCCTAATTAGTATATCTACTCTGGTACCGGAATTCCTGCTTCAAGAGGACCAAGCACACCGGTGTACCTATCGCGTGCTACTATTCGAATTTTCCACGCTCGTCTAGCAAATAATGCTTCGACCGTCATATCTAGGACTTCCACAGATGGAAATTGCTTTTCAATAGTTGCACGAAGATCCTCTTTCAGTCGCTCAGCACCTTCTGCATTTAGAGGGAAGGTGCGCACCTTTGTATCAAAATACCCGCCCATATCCCAACGACGATAATAGTCTCCTTTAGAGGCTTGTAACCAGAGCTTCAAGTCATTTACCAGAACTGCTCCGGATTTCAAGGTAATGTTATCTCCAGGAACCCCTATTCCACGGTAGTCTATGTCTTCATACTCGATATTCTCTAGAAATTGATTTCCTAACTTAGCTATATTACGTTCGATGATACTAGGCATTAGATCTCTACTCCTTCAAACGAAGTTGGATATTGACCACCTGGACGAGACCGAAACTGCGACTCTTCTCCAGCAGACAAAGCTCGTTGATCAGTAATTTGATATCGTATAGAGTCTACCCTATATGTGAGCTCTATTTCCATCGAACTACTGTCATCGTTACTCCAACCGAGGGAAAAATCTGGCAACTTTGTAGGAATGAGCCCATCTAGGATAAGGAAGTGCTGGGTAGCACCAGCTTGTCCCTCCCGTGCATTAGGAGTATCTGTTGATTGTTTATCTAGCATCTCTTGTAGAAAAACCTCAGCTACACGTCTCTTCCCGCGTGCACCTGACCGAAATTGGTCTCGTTCACGATCATAAAAATACGACATCCAGGTGCGATGATAATTCCAAACATTCAACAGCTGGTCCTCTAACCACGTAATAGAGATAGTATCTATGAGGGACATTCCCTCTATTAAATGTTGCTTGGTTAGAGGATGACGATCACCAAATTGGAGCTCTGGAGATCCAATTGAAATTGATGAACAACGAAGATTGGCTCGTTCAAACTCTAGCTCTTCTGATTGTGTAGATTGATCTCGACCAAAGATCCCTACATTGAACATGTTGCCTACAAATGGCTGTATGCGTCCACGTTGAAGAAGCTCTGTTATTAGCACACTACTCATTACATGTCTCCCACGTAATTAGTGTAGCTCTAGGCACACACGAAGAGCGGCTCTTCGTGTTGCTTTTTATAGGACTTGTAGGGGAAATTAGCGAGCTGTGAAGTCAGCTGCTGGTGATCGGTATTCTCCAAATTCAAAAGTAGCTTTGATTTTTTGTGTTTCACCACCGCTATTGCTGAACTCTGGTTCGGTTAGCTCTGAAATCCAGACCTGTCTGAACTCCCAGGCTTTGTGTACTGTTGCGTTTCCGCTTTCATCATTGTCCCAAAAATCCCCTGTAGTGATGGGATTTGTGGCTTCACCACTTTCTTCAGGACCAAATCCGTTCGCTGTTATACCTCGAGAGGTATACCCTTCGCCCCTAACACGGGCAGGAGGACGAACCATCGTGTATACAGCTACAGTACCATAATGATCTCCCTCTTCATCTACATCTGGTAATGACTGATTTGCATAACCAACAGTAGGTTCGAAAAGCAGGGAGCGCCATGCTAGAAGTGCATGATATACCCGATAGTACGCATCCATGCGGAACGTTAGCTCAAATGTACGATCCCCTTCTACGAGTGCAGCAGGTCGATTCATTTTTACTGTTTTGTATCGTACTTCGTACTTCTTTTGCGTAAACTGCGGCGGCGTAAACCCCTCGGCACGCAGTCTAAAGTGATCTGCAATATTTCCTGGTATATTGTTAGCACTTTCATCTGTTAGTACCTCGGGTAACGTGATGTATACATCATAGAGATTGTCCATAGCATCGGCGCCAATGCTATGGAGCGCAGTGATTTGGCTATTTAGAGTCATAATCTATCCTTCTTCCGCTGAGTAATATTACTCACCGTACGTCATGTAGATCGGATCCTTGAAGTTACCAAACTTAAACGTTGCTGTTACAGTGATAGGATCACCACCATCAACTTTGTAATCTGGTGTAGTAAGATTAGAGATCCATACCTCTGTAAACTCCCACTTTGCAAGCTGATCGTCTTTGGGCTTTCCAGGTACCACAACTGTATTCGCACCATCCTCAAACTTACCAGCTGAAACACCGTGTGCTTGGAATGGATCACTTTCCATCTGGTAAATTGGGCGACTAAGTGCTGCAACACGAACAGCGCCAAATACGCTGTTACTAGACCCGATTTGATCAAAGAGGTCGCGGTCACCACTTATTTCGCTAAGTCCGCCGCCATCAGTTCCGTACAATGCATTTGTGGCATATCCACTAGAGGCATTCATGATAATACCTCTCCAAGCCCCAAGGAATCGATACGCCATATAGTTAGCATCAAGTCGAAACGTCATTTCAAATTGACGGTCACCTTCAATACGAGTTGCAGGCCGATCGATTTCGACCGTCTTGTACGCTACCTTATATGTTTTGACATTGAACTCCGGTGGCTTGAATCCTTCTGCACGAATAGTAATGTCGTGCTTAAATCGTGCAGAATCAAATTCAACTGAATCCATTTCTGCTCCTGCAAAAGACGTCAATCCGGCAGGTGGCTCAATGGTTACGTCAAACATATTGTCCATTGCATCTGCGCCAAGATTAAGCAATGAAGCTACGTTGTTACTGGATAGATTTCCCATCGTATTCTCTCCTTAAACGTGATGTGATCACGAACTATCTTACATAATTAGTGGGCTGGAAAATATTGTTTTGCTTTCGCCTATTTTGACAGAAATAGCATCTAGCAATAAAAAAGCCCTCCCGAAGGAGGGCTTCTGTACTTTTTATATGAGTTAGAGCGATACTGTTTGACCAACGTTAACAAATACAAGCTCTACGTACTCTGAGAAGACGTTTACCTTGACGGTAGCCCTGATCTTGAACTTTCTTTGAGCTCTGATCTCATCTGTGTTGACGTTAGCAACCTCTATTCGACCACCAGCCCAAATCGGCGCTCCTCCACCAGTACGACGGCCAAGAATAGCATCAGTTTGCTGCTGCCGCATTGACTGATAGTATGGATCGTTTGGTTTACCGATCTGAGGAATCATGACGTTATCACGAACCTCTCTCTTAAAGAGGTCAAAAGCCATACTATGACCTAAATAGGACCAATCCGATAGGTTATCAGGATCTTGTGTGGTCTTTTGACTGATAATCATCAAGCCATATGAAGGATCAAGAATTACAGGATTAAGTCCTCTTTCGTCTAAGATACGACTCTCTTCAGCATTGAACTCGAAACGCGCCCTTTCAACACTAACAGCGAGCTGACCACCAACACCTCCAGTATCGGTGAACATCGGCGCCCATCCACCCATGCGACGCTGAATAATGGCGCAAAGCTTAGTACCAATAGCTCCGATAAGGGATGTCCAATACTTACGTCCTGTTGTTGAGTCACGTCGTAGGAATTCGTTCACATATTGTGCAGTACCTGTGAGCCGACCAACTACTACTACTGATTCGAGGTCATTCTTCTCGGCTTCTGAAATCTTCTTAGCAGAGATAAATGTGCTCATCTTATGCGCTTGAGAACGAAGAGCGTAAATGTTCTCTTTGAGACTCTCTATACCAGTTGGTTCCATAAAAACACGAACCGGATCGTAGTCGCTGTGACTTGCTTCAGTCCAACCTTCGCGGACAATGTCCTCATAGTCTGGTACTGATGCACCACCAAGAATACCTCTAGCGCGTAGATCGTTATTGATCTTAGTGATAAATCGCTGTCCTGCCAGTCGAAGCGTTCGAATATTAGGAGATGAGGTAGCAAAAGGATCTACAATACGATAGCCTTCGTAAAATCCATGATCGCCAACTTCATTATCGAAAGTTCGAATTACATCAATTTGTGCAAATGATAGTGCATTGTCTGGTAGTACTTCTGGGAAGTAAATCTTAGCACCAAAGCTGTCTCTGCCTGCTGGATCTAGCGATCCATGGAATTCACCGCCTGGCGTTAGTTCACCTGGATAGATCTCTTCTTCAAGACGGAACGTAATTGTATTATATCGAGGGTTCAGACGTGGCTTAATCTGCCCATCTTCTGTTGCCTCTACGAGGTTACCAACAGCGGTAATGTATTGTAGCGATGCAATAAGGTCATAGTCTAGTACACGCTGTAATTCAGGGTTATTCCCGTCATTATCCTCGATTCTATCTCCGTCTGCATTTCGAAGCCATCCAGCGCCATGTATACGAATATAACGAGTGCGATACTTATCAGTTACATTTTCTGGCGGAATGCTGTCGCCTTGAGACTTGTAAATACCTGACTCACCATGAAAAGGATCTTCATTCCAAAGGAAGAAGAGCCCCTCTGGGTTTCCAGTATCATCAACAGTAGGATATGGAAATCCGCGACCCTCTACCATATGCTCATTTACGTATGCGTTCAACGACAAGTCATATAGATACTTGTCGTATCCTATATGAGTGATAGTTACATGTGTCTGAGTTTCAGTGGGCGATTTCTGAGCAATAACTGCGTAGGTGTCGCTTTCAAGATTGATGATCCAATCCATGGTACCTCTGATCTGTGCAGCAACTTCTTCTTTGTATGTGGTTTCATTGTACTCTGGATCTTCTTGAGGAAGCTTAAAGTCAGCACTATCAGTAAGGTAAGGTGCTGGATCTACGAGTTCTGCAAAGTCGATAGCCATGAGGCTGTTATCACCAGGGGTACCTGTAAGAGTAATGGTATTACCTGCAAATGATCCTACTTCAACCTCATTATCATCAGAATCATATGTATATACTGTAGACCCGCGCATATGCAGATCATACACCTTTGGGCCAGGATGTGCAGCATAGTTGGGATTGCCCCAATAATGGAATCGTATTCCTTGATTATTTGCGCGAACCTGCCCATCGATATCTGTGATATAGATTTTGTCTTTAGAATTGGACATTGATACAGATATCTGAGATACTGAACTTTGCGTATCATGAAGATATGTACCTGCCTCATCCTCTACCCCTACAAGAGTTCGGAAATTCGGCTCTTCTGGGTCTGTCACTTCCAGGAATGGAAAAGTGCCTCGTGATGTAATGTATGTACCACCATAAAAGGATTGGTAATCTGCACTTGAACCAGCTGGCGCAGAGATCCAAAGCCCGAATTGATTATTGAAATCAATTGCATCCTGTAGATCTGGCCAGTGCGCGGTTGGAGCACCTAGCATCGAGTGGATCTGCGTTGTTTGCCCGCGTGGGAAGTACATAGCTTCTGTTCTGCCTTTCGGTGCGCGGCAAACCATGTATCCGGTAGCGCTGGTGTCTGCAACTGGGATATTGAACGATTGATCAATATCGATAAAATTCAGCCTAAATGTATCCATGAGTTAACACTCCTCTTTCGTTATCGCTCTGTTAGCTAATTAGTAGGTTGTAGCTTGAGATCTTTAGTGTTTACCATTCCATACCCCGTAGGTTACCCATTCTTCGTGTTAACGGTCGTTGTATTGGATCAGCGGGATCGGGCGCAGTTTGTACCTGTAGATGAACATCAGTTACAATTCCAGATGTAGCATAGAACAATACGATTACATGATAGTCAGAGCTAGGATATAACCCAGACATTTCATATGATGTTTCAAACGCGTCAGGTATCCATGCAGGAGCTTGACCAGGCACGAGAATTTTTATATGAGAGAAGCGTTCTCTATCTGAAGGTTTGATCTGCCACTCTAATGTAAAGGATGTCGAAGTGATTGACTCTTCAACAATCTTACAATAGTTGACTTCGAGATCCTTTGAACCCTGGAAATACCCGGTTACGATATCTGTAGTAATTGCACGCGGATCGTTCTCAGCACCACTTTCTGAATCACTCTCATCGCTAGCTTCTTCAGTTTCTAATACTATGTCTGTTGAAAGATCTGTACCGTTTGCATCGCCCCATCCCTTAGCTGCAGCGAAACTAAGAATTGATTCTTCTGTGAGAGATAGCCCACCCCAAGAGTTTGGAATTCCAGTAGCGTATGTGGCTGTTTCCCTATTGATGCCGTCATACGACTCTTGAGCTCTCATATGGATACTGTATGTTCGTGCCACAATACGAAACTTTATAGGAAAGATACGTTGAGCTTTCAGCCATTCGGACTCTTGGAAATCGGGGTTAAACTGAGGATCTTCTATCGTAAAGAATGTAGGTATGGCTATATCTGTATCGTTCCATTTCAGATATGTAGCGAATTGAGCTGGACCTTTAGGAGTCTGCTCCCAAAGTAACAGCTCGTATGCGAGCCGTGAATCGTCATCTCTACTGTAGAAGGCTGTAAAAGAAAAATCCCCTCGAACAGCCATGGCGCGTAAATATCCAGGTAATCCTTCATGCCAAACGCCGTTGATCATTTGCTTAGGCTGTACCGCGTATGCTCTGTCATCTGGGGCCCAGCCCCCACTATACCAATAGTTTACGAATGGAAGCTCCAAGTTAGCGGGTTTAATCTCTGTTACATTAGCTCCATTCTCAGCTCCCACTGTTAGAAAGCGACGATAGAACGCCATATCATCAGAGGCCCAAAGTACCCGTGAGAGCTCACCCCTCATCAATACGTTAGATACAAAGTATTCTAGAGGAATGAGAGATGCGTAGTAGGTATTAGTAAAGAGACTGTGATCAAAAAACTTTTGCTGTACGAATTCTCGGGCCATACATAATTAGTCCCGAGCTGGGGAATCAGTCGTTCTTTGTTACTTCAGTCTGGCTGGCTTGGGGTTTCAGGAGATCTCGTATTATTTTAGCAACCGGTCTCGCAACTGGCTCTTGTACCTCTTTTAGCCAGTCATTGAATACTTCAATAGGGTCTTGAATAACGAAATTCTCAGTAGAGGATGCAGTTCGTTTATCCTTCTTTTTACGAGATAGATGAACACCGCGAATATAGATATCTTTGTAGAAGTTCTTAGCGATGACCTCATTCTCGGCTCCCAGTACCGTCCATACAGTGACTGGTGATGTAGTTGGCGGGAGCGCGTTAGGGTATTCTACTACCCGATAGTCGCAAAAATGTGGTAGCTCAATTTCTTCTTTATAGACTTCATCTTGCTCCTTCCACACCTTCCAAACTGCCCGCGGCCGTGGCGTCTCATTTTCTGAGATCTTGCATGCATACACCGAGCCAATATAATGGTCGGAGATTCTAGCGTGAATATCTCCTAGACATGTGAGTTTGGTGTCTAGATAGGTAAGGTCAATGTTATGCGCAAACGTGAAAGCAGATGTATCTGCAAAATGCCCAATTAGCAAATCAAAAGATTGTTTGGCGATCTCATCAGGGAGGTTCTCATAATACTCTCCCATTGACGGAATATCATCTCTATAATTATAGTGTGGTAATGAGAGCACGTTGAGTCCTGCAATCTCAAGTATCTCGGCAGGTTCCTCAAGAATAGTGACTCCCTTTTTCTCGCGCGCATAGTCGAAGGCTAGTTGGGGTCTGTTTTTGAACAGCTTGAGATCATGATTACCTACCAGTAAATACGAATGAGAAAACTTGCTTTGAGCAATATTGATAAAGCGCTCTAACTGCCGAATGACAGCACCTGGGTTAACCGCATCATTTGTTAGATCCCCTAATGCAATAAATATGGAGTCAGGGTCTGGCTCAAAGCGCTCAAACCATTCTAAAAATGCGTCTCCTGTCGGTAATGACCAGGGTTGTGACGCAGATAGATGCAGATCACCTAGTAAATATATCGATTGCTTCATAGTTCATTCTCTCTCAGTCAGACTAATTCTAGTATACGGGGTGGGACAATGTTCTGTAAGTTAGAGTTAGACGAAAAGACGTTTCAATATTTGGATATGTATATAAAAGCATGGAACTCTAGTGATGATATAACCGCAATGGATCGCTATATTACAACCATGGAAATACAGGCCCATCTTCAAAGGTACCAGTCTGATAGCTATGACGCACAAGAAGCGCTACATTGGATCGCAGAAAATGGTCAAGCATTTCGCTCGTACTTAAACACCCTTAAAATAGCTACTGTTGCATACTATTCTATGTGTAGTGACCAAAATGAGTTGACATGGGGTCAATTCTGCTATATTCATGCTTATATCAACAAGCTTAAAGAAGGGCTCCTTGATACCATCCTGGTAGAAAACACCAAAACATAAATCATGTCTTTATGTTACCAAAGACAAACACTCGCTCCTCTTTGCGCATCCCTAGCGCTGTTTGAACTGCAGATACAGCTACCTCACTATCTCTTCCTGTACATGTGATCGCTCGAAGATGTTTCTCTTCTAGAGGAACTGGTTGTATGAGCTGAACATTTATACGAAACTGCTTTTCGTTTTCGTGAATAGCTTGATAGATCGGAGACTCAGCAATATTTTTCGATTGAAAGCTCCGTTCAAGAAGCATATCTGAAGTGATGTTGGGCTCGGCTAGGATGTTTATCATCTCAGCTACATGTTTTGGGCTTTCTGATAAGAGGTTAGGAATATTATCCGATCTATCCCCAAAAACGGCCTTATACACCAGAACGGATTGCTCGGTCGGTTTATACCCTTTATCCTCTATATAGTTTTGAATCGTAGCTGGCTTTTGTGCTAGCTTAGGAAGCCAATCCACGCGTTCACTAAGGTATCGTGCCCAATCGTGATCGTTTGTTACCAAAAGTGCGCGCTGATCATGAGGTACCATGTACGTCAAGACTGGCTTCACCAGATCATCAGCCTCATACCCTTGTGCTTGAAGCGATACATAGTGTGATTTGTTGGTAAGATAATAGTACTTAATCAGATCAAACGTATTATAGAATTCTTTGGTGTCTCGTTGTCTATTCTCTTTGTATCGAGAGTCGATAGCTTTGCGCCCAATATGCCTATACGAACGATTGTGATCATGACCAGATGGTGAATGGTCGAAAAGAAAAAACACCTGCCCGTCTGCAGCTAAATAATTATCTTGCAGAGCATCCATAAATGCAATAAATCGCACTACCAAATCACGATACACATACTTAGAGGACACTTTGCTTGCTTCATTATGTTGCTCACGCAATCGATAGAGCAGATTGAGGGCATCTATAAGAATTGCTCTATACTTCACAATTACTCCTGCATACGCTTTAGCGTTCGAAACTTACCTGGCTCAACCTCTGTAAGACGTTCATCTTTAGGAAGATTCCTTTGCTTTTCTGCAAGCTCTTTCTCAGACATCTTACGACCATCTACCTCAACCAAACGTTGAGTTTTTTCTTGTAGATCCTTTTGCTCTTCCACAGCATTCTCCTTAATTTGTTACACTCGATTCCCCGTACGTGTCCCCATATGTACAGGTAATAGTCCACGGAGGTGGACCTGGTGGCGTATCTGTACTAGGCTCTGTCCACGGTACATATGGCGTATTAGGCATAGGCGTATATGGCGGTTGAGGACCTTGCGGGTAAATAATTGGAATTGGATTCACAGGCGGGTCGTTTCCAAAGTGCTGTTTCAACCTATTATAAAGCTCCTGTGCCTCTTCAGTTGTTAGCACAATTATTTGGTCGTCTTTACTAACCTCAAACGTTACTTCGAACTTCATATCAGTCCTCCTATATTGTAATATACAAAGATATATTACTCTTCTTCACTATTCTGTGTCAATGATTCATAGTATCGTAGCACTCGAATTATTGCGGCTTCTAGATTTATTTGCGCATGAGACTTACGAAGTATATGAATTAGCTGATTCAATGGAGCCCCATGCTCCAATGCGACTGTAAGAAGCCTACACACTAGCCCAGCTACTCCATTGAAGTCTGTGAACAAATTATCGATTTCAATACCATTGTCACAAGTTAGCGAGGCCTTATTTTTGGAAAAAGACAATGTTCCAGATTGAGCGTTGAGTAGGTTCCTGTCTCGTTTAATATCTGCGAAAATAGCTTTTGGAATCTTCTGCTGTGTTACTCCTACAATAACAATATGATCTTGTTTTTTAGCCCGAATGTAGTGAATCTTGCAAGGAAGGCTTTTCAAAAGATACTCCTTACAATAATTAGTGAGTTGTTTGCCTTCAATGCAGCTTCTCGTATATAATATATAGACAAAGACTTTAGGGGAGGAAAATGTATAAAGACAAGGTTGATAGGCACTTTAGAATGGGAGTTACAATTTCAGTTCTACTGATTGTAGTTCAAGTAATTGCTGTAGTTGCAATTGCTGTATTCGTCGTAACAAGCCCAGAAGCAATTGGAGCTTTTTTCGGTAGAATCGTCGATGGTTTTAAGGGAGTTGTACAATGAGACTTGCGTATCAAGACAAAGAATTCATCTATGATGATAATGAGAATCTTGCTGGGGTGTGTCTAGGGTACGATTACTGTGCTGAGCACGAGTGGGGTGTGAAGGACATAAAGCGAGTATTGGGTATTTGGACTGGCGATCCTCAGACTGAAAAACGTGTATGGGGCTTCGATCGAGTTCGTGTTACGAATGCTGATAATGTTCATTTTATCGAGCATGAAACGAAGTACCTCAAACCCGGAAATAAGCGTCCGTCTAAGGGGAAGATATATGCAGTTGCGCTTATTCGAGAATCCCCATGGCGAGCTGCAGAGGATATACTAGCTCGTAATAGAAGTTTTATCGATAATCATACGTATGATTTTGAAAGATCAGAATTCAACGCTGCCTGGGATGAAAAGGAATTCATGATCTGGGGCCCAGAATCGGTCAAAGAAAAACTAGAAACAATTTACCGGGCTTTCAAATCAAAAAATATGCTTCTTGGCATGCATCACCAGGACAATCCATTCGCTGGTAGCGGCCTTCTCTTTGCTATGGAAACTGCGTATCCGGAAGGTGCCGAAAAGGCTCTTATTGAGGATCAGAAAGCGTACCGCAAAATGTGGAAGCGCATATATAAGACAAAGATTTTCGAGAAGCTCAAGAAAGCTGAATGTAGATATTTTGCATGCAGCCCAAAGCAAATGCAGTTCGAGGCTCACGTCTCTGATACAGAGGAGAAGAAGACTCTTAAAGAACGACAACGTGAATCGAGACTCCCTGATATTGTGTTTTGGCTCAACCCAATGGAACAGCGTAGAAACAACTTTGGATGGTATACGGTAGAGGAACTAGAGCAATGGGCAAGAGGAGAGGGACCAATTCCTGTTCCTGATGAATAATATCCAAAAAGGGTGCTTCGGCACCCTTTCCTTTTGAACGATACTAATTAGATAACGTTCAAAAGGGGATTACTGCATGATACAAGATAAAGATCTCTTGAGTTTTTTCAAAGACATAGAGTTCATGCCACCGAATAATAGAGATCCGCGCGAGTTCATCAACCAACCAGAAGATGAAGAAACTGATGAGTTTACTCAAGCTGATCCAACTACACAGGATCATACGGATCATCCCGATCCGGTTGTATACACAGATTACTATATGTTTACAGATCCAGTTGCGCGGCATGGTGGATTCGGAAATCCAAAATCTCAATTAGCTAATAAGCTTGGTAAAACATACTCTAATAAGGACCCCGAAACTACACACTCATTTAGCGATGTTCATCATACAGACTTAGAGCAGGATGCAGGGGAGTTTCCACAGCATACCCGCACTACATCGTCCTTAGCGCCTCAAGGGTCTACTGATGGTGATTTTCCTCAGCATACAGGAGTTCGCTCGATGATGGAACCATCAGCTGCTTTCAATACGGATGAGGATGAAAATAATGAGGTTGAATTAGAGCGTCCTACTATGATAGAAGGTAAGGTGTACCCTGCTGGTACACGCCTTTATTGGAAGGAGGGATAATCATGGATCGTGCGCAACAAATCGTGCAACAGCTTGGAGGAGAGATTGATTCCAAGTATACTGAATCAGTACAAGCACTTGAGTCCCTCTCTCAATTCCTCAAGCAATACAAATCAGTAGTTACTGACCTGACACAAGCTAAATCAAAATATGCTGATATAGTGGCAAAATATTCGGACCAAGCGCCAGCTATGGCAGTTTCAACGTTTCCAGGAGTAGCCTCCCCAACTCCTGCATACTCGAATAAAGATATGAGTGTAGATTCTAACCAGCTGTCTGAACTAGGTACTCTTATCTCTGAAATGGAAGATCAAAAAGAACTCATTCAAACTCAAATGCGTAAGTTGTTAGGGGATGTGAACACCTCAATAGCTACTATGACAGATGAGGCGTCCCAGCTTCTCGTATTCCTTAGCCAGACTATCGATGATCAAAGTATGAATGGATTATATGGATCGCCGACGTTGAACGATGTTCAGGCTTAGATAGTCTTTCTGAAAGACTTTGCATTCAAGTAAGCTAGCTCTTCTGAGTAGCTTACCCATCCATTTTTTCCAGATTCCTTTGCAACATACATTGCGATATCAGCCTGCTTTATGAGATCTACTGGATCATGAATTTGTTCTGTTGGGTCTTGACCTGCACGTGGAGTTATTGCAAGACCAATGCTCGCTCCAATCTTACACTCATACACACCAACTTTGATCGGAGTACTCACCTCTTCAAGAATGCGATTACATATAACCTCAGGATCCTGAGGGTCACTTATTTCTGATAGTATCGCTGCAAACTCATCACCGCCAATTCGGGCTGCTAGATCTTCTTGTCTTAATGATCGATCAAGACGCACGGCGAACTCTTTCAATAATGAATCACCAACATCGTGACCTCGAGAATCGTTTATAGCTTTGAAACCATCTAGATCAATAAATAAAATGCCAAGGGTAGATCCTGTACGTCTAGCAGCTGCGAATTGACGATTTAGTGTATCCCTAAACATCGCGCGATTCGCTAGACCAGTCAGAAAATCGTAATAGGCTCTTTTGCGTAGCATTTCGGCGGACTCTTTCGCCTTTTCCAACTCTTGTGTTAAAATCTGTCGCTGTAGTGCATCTGCACGAGTTTGTTGCTCTACCACCTGCATTAAGGCTTTTGTTCTAGAATAAAGCAGATAGCCTATAACAAAGTGTGTCGTAAGTATACCACCAAACACCATCGCTACATGATCAGGTGACATCGGTGTATGGCTGATTGCAAGTATGTTTAAGAGGATCCAATACGTAGTAAATATAGCATACGGGCGAGGTTTCGTGAAGAGCATTGAAACCGCAGCGCTAAAAATAATGTTTCCTATTGCGTAGATTGTTGATCCATTTGATAAATAGATGAGCGAAGCAAATTGCGCAGTACCTACGTATACATATAGATATTTGAGTAGAGCTGTTCTTTGGTGTGCCCACTCAAATCGATAGGTTAATAGTAATAAACAAAGACCAAAAACCCCCACTGCGATTCTACCGCTAGCTATATCATACGCTGTAGGTACTGCTATCGCTAGAAAAAGACTCCACAATGGGTAAAACAGTGCGCCAACTAAAAACAGATGTTGTTCTAGTTTTATCGAAGAGGACTCATGTAAGGATGACACACCCATTATATCCTCGATGGTGTATTATGTGATGAGGATATTCTATTAAGGCATTGAAGCAGACTCTGTCCATCAAACGGCTTCGAAAGAAAGTCTGTGGCTCCAGCTTCAAGCGCCGCTTGCGCGTGCTCATCTCCCAGCTTCGCCGTTATAATAACAACCGCAATCTCTGGATGTGTTTGCTTGATCGTTTTGGTCAATAGCAGCCCATTTCCGTCTGATAATCCGATATCGAGCAAGACTATACTAATCGCTTGTTGATCTAGGTACGAGAACATCTCATGTGCAGATACAACAGAGAATAGCTGGTAATGAGGATTGTCATTTTGTCGTAGAAACATCTCAATCATCGTATGAAGAGAGATGGAGTCATCTACAAGTAGAACTTGTTTTTCTTCCATTATACAATTTATACCTCATTCAATTAGTAGTACGTCATCTTCCATTAGAGCTTTGGCTTGAATACTGCCTCGCTCTGTCTGTATCCACTCGTCTGCATAGAATGTGTGCTGTTTCCCAGTTTTGCTGTCTTCCACTTCTACCACATCTAAGCTGAAGTCCCGACCATGAGCAAATACCCCATACGCTGTTCGACTATGCATGTCTCCGCCCATCTTAGGGTCTGTATAGACGTTATATAACGCTTGATCGCGACCGTCTTCATTCAGATTAGTATCAATAGCTGCAAGCCGAATCTGTAGCGATGCATAGTCAACAGTTGAGAGGTAGTAGTCAGACGGATCAGGAGTCGTAATACATGACTTCACAAGCTTTGCAAACTCTCCATGAGACGGGACATTTTGCATATTCGGGTTCGAACACCTACATCTTCCCGACTCAGTTCTCATCACATTGAAGGTTGGATGCATCCTGTGCGATTCATCTTCTTCATGCTCTCGTAGATATTGAGCCCACCCCTTCTTTGAATCTTCAGTAGCTGAAATGAATGTTCCAAGAATTGTTTTAAGGGATCGTAGTCGCTGAAACTCAGCTACACCCTCATGGCCCATCTTTGCCCACTTAGAGAGATGCGCGTCAGAGGTCTGGTATACATCTGTCTTGGATCGCCCCAGATCCTCCCAACCCAGTTGCTCAAATAGTTCACCCAAACGCTTAGTAGAGTTAAAATCGAACGAATCATCCACACCCCAAAGGGCGCGCAATTCATTTTCAATACGACTGATTTCAGATTGGATATACTCACGTGAATTTGCAAGATGCTCTTTATCGGTATATACCCCACGATACTCAATTTCAGCAAACGTATTTACCGCTGGCATCATCACTTCTTCATAATACCGACGCATAGTCCAATCTAGCATCTTCTCGTTCGGATATTGCGTATCCACCCAATCTAGTTGACGCTGTAATGCTTCATGCACCAGCCATGTGACTACCGCATCCATCGCTGCATAATGAATCATTATATGCTCAGGGATCGCTGTATAGTCATCGATACCAGTTTTTTCGATGTAACGATCTAGGTCTCTGTCATACCCACCATATTGCGTATAGAAGAATGCATGTGCTTTTAGACTGTTGGATCGTTGCTCATTCAGCACATGGCCAAGCTGAACTGTATCGGTATCAATATGCGCTGCTGGTATTCCGTTACGCCACAGAAAGCGAACATCAAACTTTAGGTTCGCTCCAATTTGCGTTCCCACTGATGCCAATAAATCGTTCAATGCCGCTCTATCTACAATTTCCCAAGGAACATAATACCCTGTTCTACCATCAAAGGACATCGTAATACAGCCAATGCGATCGGTCATAAAATCGAAGCCACTAGTCTCTAAGTCCCAAGCCATCTTCTCTGCCCCATGATGATTTCTACAAACAATCAGGAAGTCTTCAGTGGTTTCAATCTTGACAAGCTCAGGCTCAATTTTACGCTGCTTAGTAAGCTGAAGCTTCTGTGCCAACCCCAATTGATACTCCGTGAAATGCGTACGATATGTATTCGCTGGGGCGTCAGTAACTGGAGCAGGTTGCGATGGCTGGAACATTCCTGTATTCTTTTGTGCTAATGGCACAAAAATATCGTTAAAGCTATCAACCGGAAACACGTAGGTTCCCGTATCTGGCGACCAATAGTACGATTTGTTAAAGACAATATCACGAAAATGATCCACTAGTATGTCGGTCGATTGGTTGATCGAGTACAAGGCTGGACCCACCGCGATCACTGCTTTCGCTCCTTCTACATACTGCTTCCATCGCGATTGATTCGTTCGATAATGCTGACCGATTCCGTCCTTTAGATCATCTTTTTTGATATTGACATTGACAGAGACAACTGCACGGTAGTTTGCAATACCATTCAATTTAAGAAGTTTCTCTATTTTCTTGAGCTTCTGGGGAGAGTAGTATTCATCAAGCAAGATTAGAAAGTATGGATGCTTAGAGCTATCCGTCGTATGTTCGATAAGCAACGGCTCATCTATCAAGTCTGCTTGAAGTGTCTTTTTTGAAGCTTGAACACTCAAGCCACCAAATGCGAATCCCATGTATCACACCTCCATACCCTCAATATAACGCTAGCTACTACATATCCACACTAATTATTCAAAGAAGCTTAGTGCGTATTCTACCAGTTTGTGAGTTTCTCAGATACTGAGAATGTCGTACGGTATACAAGACTACTACTTTAATATAAGAATATGGAAGAATAGGCTTCGCCACTCACTACAGGGGATATCATGGATCAGGCTTACAAGCATTTTTATTTTCTTATATATGCATCTAATCCACAACGAGAGAATGTGCGACTATATATCGATGGTGATAATTCGTTGGTGGTAATGAAGCACCAAGCATTTATAGATCTTATCGTAGAGACTGTTGGGTATCAAATAGAGTATGCAGTGCGAGAGACGCTCAGTACATATGGTACATTCTGGGTGTTAGATAGACAAAATTCTGCAATCTCACGAGTCGCGATATCTGGTGATGACGATATTCGAAATATTAGAGAGATCATGAATCGTGACTCACAATATCATACACCACAAAAGGAACGTGAACGCGAGGGAGATACAGTAAATCCAGCCGAGCATCTTGCGCATGCTGAACTTGACCTTCCGTTTTTTGAAGATCCACAAGAAGAGGATATCTCACGCGATAAGCGCCGCGGTGTCTCGATTTTTCCGAACGGGAAGAAGCATAGAAAGAGATAGTATATTGTCAATCTAAGGAGCGCGTAAAATGGACGCATTTAAGTTTGGCAATATCCTTATGGCTGCACCTCTTGCTTCCCCTGAACTGTCTACAGAAGAAATGACACGAGAAGCAATGAAGCGACTGCAGATCAGATCAGCGTGGAGTGAGGGTAACTGGTCTGGGGATGTTCCATGTCATTGCCCATTTCATGAAGATAAAAACCCCTCAATGTTTGTACATGTAGAGAAAGGAGTATATAATTGCTTCTCGTGTGGTGCTAAGGGTACCATTGCATCTCTATATCATGATCTTACAGGTAATAGTCTCTATAAAGATCTTAATATTCCTACTGATGAATTTTCTCGATTTGCTAAGCATACTGCGTATGCGCCTGAAGCAGAAGACCACTCTAAGTTAGATCGTGAGATATCCATCACCATTCAAAGTCCTGTCGTCAATGTTCGTGAATCGGCAGATGCCGTTCGCTACCTACGACGTAGAGGTGTTACGTTTGATGTAGCAGATAGTATGCAAATGGCCTATATGGAATCTGGTCGCATAAACGGGACTGTTTATCGCAAGAGGCTTCTTATACCTATCTACGATAACGGTAATCTAATATCAGTAGAGGGTCGAGACGTTACCGGGAATCAATCGAGAAAGGTTTTATACCCGAAAGACTCTTCGGTCAATACGCTTTATGATCTAGATAATATAAATCCAGAAAAACCACTCTATGTAGTAGAAGGATTATTTGATCTAGCAGTATTGCGGACTGATCCTTACTTTGCTAACAGTACTGCGATCTTTGGTGCTCAAGTAACACGTAGACAACTGTGGCTTTTGAACCAATACGACCATCTTGTTCTAATACCAGATAATGATAAAGCAGGACGTAATACCACGCGCAAATTGATAGAAGAGTTAGACAGACCCTTCGAAATATTGGACGTACCGCGTCTACAAGATATAAAAGATATTGGGGACATACCGACCGTGCTACGTACAACTGTTGAAAACTTACGACGCAGAGGCTGGGGAAGAAATCCAGTTCCTAGTTCAAGACGAGTATTCCACTAATTAGACGTAATGGGCTACGGCCCGATAATATGCAAAGGAGATAATATGCGACAGATCACACAAGAAGAAGTGATTGGTAATTTTGAATCGGTATATGAGTCGGAACAGCAGGCAGCTGATCTTCGCTCTCAAGCAAATGAAATATCGAAAGACGCTAAGGCGCGCTTGAAAGAGTTTGCTGATGATCTCGAGACGACAAAGACACAGATATCAGAAGCGTACCGACGGTACAAAGCTCTTCGTCAACAAACACTCAATGCTGAAGATGAGGATTACTACACACTAATTACAGCAGTAGATGAACATTTTCAAGCCGAGGATAGCGAGGAATAGAGTATGCCAGAGCAAGACGATCTTTTTGGATACGGAACAGGCTACGTTCCGCAGGTAGATGATATTGTTGAGCAAGTTCAACGAAAACTACCAGATGAGATTTTTAACCACCTCACAGAGGCCGTTATCAAGGATGCAAAAGAGCAAGGTGTAAATCTAGATGACCCAGAAGATGATGATGCGCAAGATTTACTGATGGAGACTGTTAGTGATGTAACTCATGCGTGGGTCAGTAAAATACGTGAAGCAGCGCAGTCTGGTGATGAGGATGCTCTTCACTTTATGCTTTTACCGTTTTAAGGAAAATATTATGGATGATGTCATACGGAACGATGACTGGAGACGATTCCTAAAATCCAAAGAGGATACCCTCGTTGAATGGGTTGTAGAATTTCTTGATGATTACGAATGGGATAGAGACGAAGGAAATGAGGCATTTGATGAACTTGCCGAAGATCTACTCAGTCGATTCCCAGAAATAATGGAGTAGAGGATATAACCAATGGCACAAAACGAACTATTTGACCCAGATCAGATGTTAAGACTTACACCTGAAGACACCGTTCAAGCACGCGAACGTTTCGAAACAACTGGTCGACAGCAAGGCGATTCTATTACTGATAGATTCATGGATACTGCTGAGCATGTCATTCGAACAAAGCTTCGCTCTATGAACATTGACGTAGAAGCAGAAGCGCGCGAAGAGGATATGGACGTCGACGACTATATCCGCGAAATGGATGCATTCTACGAACTTGTCGACGCATTTGCGCATGCATATCTACAAGGTATGGAAGATGCGTTTCCGTTTCCAATTATCAACAGCTAAGCTATAGCAATCAAGGAGCATAAAATGCTACATGAAAAAATTGACAGTGAACGATATAAAGCAGAACTAATCAAAAAGCTTTCTAATTTCTGTGAGAAAGCACCAGTATTACTTTCCTTTGTGACATCAGACAATGGCGTCACAGTAGTTCATACCAATAGTGGACAATCATATGATTTCCCATGGGACTTCACTATACCAGTAAAGTCCTTTATTCATAATATAAAGCAAGTTCTTGTACAGAATCATTATCCGAGACTTGTCCAAGTGATTGAAGAAGAAGTTCCACTTACACCTGAAGAACAAGCTGCTTTACTTGAGCGAGGAACCCCAGCAGATGAACTACCTACTACCAAGGTCGAGCAACATAAAAAGATGTGGCGCATCGATCGCGTTATTGTGTGGCGTGATGTATTTATTTTGATTGATGAGGAAACTGAAGAACAATATCGCTATAAGATGCACAAATCATGTGTATTCTTCCTCAAGAACTATCGTAGTGGTAAGTATACATTAGAGTCAGCTGCCGACTATTTCTTTCGCAATAGCGAGCTACTCAACAAAATGGAACCAAAGAGCCCTGCAGAAGCAAACTAATATGCGTCGGGATTCTTCAGATAAGCAGTGGCAAGAGGTAAAAGAGCGTGTACGCAAGCGCGATGGAAATCGAGACCGCTTACTACGCGTTCTTACTATGAAAGAAGCGCTGTCACTGCAAAAGAAAGCCCCAGCTGTTCTTCTCAAAAAGCTAGATGTAGCTCACATTTTTCCCGTATCTCTGTACCCTGATATAATGTATAATGACACCAATATGGTTATACTCAACCGGTACAGTCATGAGGCATTAGATAACTTACGTCATCCTATTACAGGAGACGCTATATCATATGAGGAGCGCCAAGAGTGGTGGAAGAGAATAGCTGGTCAAGAACAATGGGAATCACTTGCCGGCTATGTAGACACTCTAGGCCCTAGCGATAGCTGAGTTAAGCTGCTCTTTCATCTCAGATAGGATCTTATTGAATCGCCAAGCAGATATTCCTAGTTCCTCGCATGTATCCTTGATAGATACACCTGCAGCTCGACGTTCCCATATAGTACGCCTCGTACCATCCCATACAGTAGACTGACATTGCGTTAATGCCTTCCAAAACCGACGCTGTTGATCTTTTTGAATAACCTGATCTTCAGCCGATGGAATGACGCCAGCTTCTGCCATATCTGATAGTAATACAGGTCGTGACGCCGACTCTACAGGTGCTTCGATGGATGTTTCGTTATGATATTTTTGCACCGCTCTCTTTACGAAGTTATTCTTCAACGTCGAAAGATAGAATCCATAATAGCCAAGAAACTTCCACTTGTCATCTCGAATTTTGCTAAGCTTGGTTGCTTTGAGAGCTTTCTCAAAAACAATATACGATTCAGCATAGAAATCGTTTTTAAGTTCTAGTGCGATAGGAGAACGATTAAGTCTCCCGTTAAGTGAATGCCAGTGCTTATGAACAAAACGTTCATAGCGATGGTACAAGACATGACGTGCATTTCGTTCCTCTTCTTTGTTTTCGCTTGTCTTAATAAGCGTAACAAGGGCCCTATCACTCATTTGCTCGAGTTCTGATTTTTCTTTTGCTGCCAATGCGCAATCCTCCTATATGATTCGTATATTATAATATATCAAATTGACACTATGCAAGACAAAAAGTTATTACGCATTCGTACTGCTGTATATTACCATAAGTAACGCCTAACCAGGAGGGTAAAGCAAAATGTCCAACCAGACGATCAAAACTACGATCGCGCAAGAAGGTGTAGAAAAGCTAACGCGATATTCGCGTATGTATTCGTTTTTGATGTCATCATTCACAAAGACGTATATCAAGTTTGAAGAAGACTCTGCGATCTTCTACTTCAAGGGAAACAAATCTGTACTTTCAATTAGTATCCCGCTCGCGGCTTCAATCCCGGAAACCCAGTGGATTTCTGTTGATGTTCAGAAGTTTCTCAGTGCTGCTAAGAAGGTGGCTGGCAATAATGATCTGATCCTTACGTTCGTTCAAACACCTCCAACACTTAGGCTGTCGTCTAATTCAACGAATGATAAGATCACACTATCGGTCTCATATTATGAAGAGGACAATTCAGAGGTAACATCATTAGCAACGTTTTATGCTGATCACGAGCAAGAATTTGAGTCAGGATCATCCGTATCCATCACTCAAGACTTACTAGATTTTGTCCATATATCATCAACATATATGTCAACAATCAACAAGAACAACAGCATCGCTCTTTATAACGATCATCTTGTATATGCTGACAGAACTATCGTTCTAACCCTCAATACAGAGGTGCTTGAGGCGCAAATAACAGATGAGCCAATTCTCATTCATAAATTCGTCCTAGGATTCCTAGAGTTTGTAGCAAGTGATACCCCTAGCTTCATCGTTGATGAAGCTCGGCAATCAATACTCTGGAAGTCCGGGGAGGATGATAACTTCTGGGCTATCATCTCTATTGATCCATGTAATATTGCGATACCAGAGCAATCTGATATCGAAGCAATTATACCAGAAGAGGACTCACAGCAGGTAGCTCTTATAAAACCGAGTCGCTTTACTGAAGCTATTGACTTCTTCAATGGCCTCTTTGAAGCGTCGGTCTGGAAACCTATTACCTTTTTCTGGAACTACAATAGTGGTAGTCAAAAGATCAAGCTTTCTTATCAGCACCCATCTACCGAGGTCGAAAAGGACTTGGTTGTAGAAGAGTTCCAGGGAGAGCTCGAAAAGGTATCAGAGACAGCCTCTTTTATCTTGATTAGCGACTCGATTCGTACTCTTTTGTCTCGACTAGGTCCTAATGGACTTGTGCGTCTGTACTTCAACGAAAAGCCATCAGATCAAGCTCACGGGGCGGGTGTATTGGTGACATATACCGATGAAGCTGGTATCGAAAAATATTCAGCAGTACTAGCGAAACTACAGGATAACTAATGGCAAAGAAGAAACCAGCAACAGAGATAAAGCTCGGAGAGCTCCAGGAACAATATCTTGCTACACGCGACGACGCTGTGTGGCAAGAAATGTTCGATATCATGATTAACTACGCTCGTTCGTTGGTCCTTAAAGCTACAAAGGGAAAGGTGTTTTTAGACCCTGATCACGTGATTGGAGTAGCTACTGATGCGGCGATCAAAATTATGCGTCGGTATGAAGACCCAGATTTTATTATAGACCGCTCGTTTGGTGGGTTACTTCGTTGGAAGGTCGTTGAATCACTATACGGCGATCGTCAAGAAGAGACCCATCTCTCTTTGAATCATATTGTCTCAGAAGAGGGCGGTCATGTAACAGAACTGGGTGACCTACAATCGTCTATTGGATTCCATACTACAACCGGTGCTACATCTGATGAACCTATTTTAGATAAAATTCTTGCTGATGAGATGCATGCGATAGTGCAATCAACACTGTCGGAGTTTGACACAGCTGTTGACAGCTATAGACTCTCACTATTAGCACGACTCTACATTTTGCTTTTCGTGAGAAAGTCTAAAATACGACATTCGCTGAATATATTCCGACGACATCTTCAGCTAAGCACAAAAGAAGAGGAGGTCCTCGACCTCCTCTTACTTGAAATACGAAATCGATTAACAGTGACTACTGCGAGTTAGGCTAGATCCAACCCATCAAAAAACTTCTTGTATTGTGGGTGGTTCACTGCTTTCATACCGTCAAAAGATAGAGCTTGGAGGCTATTCAATTGCGCCTGCATTGCAGCGCCCTTATTGACCTCTTCAGATTTTACTGACTTGGTAACGAGATCAGCCATTCCCTTAGCACCGCTAACCATATCGCCGATACCAGTTGACTTTCCAAACTCTTGTGCAAATTCTTTTGTACCTGCATCTAATTCACCCCAAGAGAGACGAAGTTGTTTAGTCATTTGCTCTCCCGACATACTCTCTGCTAAAACGCAGGCATTGATAATGTGAAGAGCAATTTTATCTTCTTGTGTTATTTCTTCCTTCGCGAAAGTAGGTGCTTCTTCTTTATCATCGTCTTTATTCTCTTTCTTAGGCTTCTCACTTTCCTTCGCTATTTGACGCCCTAGGTCGATGAGCGCCTTATGCTGAGGTGTGAACATGTCTCCCTTACCAGGAACCGTAATGACTCGGTTTTGGTCAAAGTCACCAAGATTGATATTAGGTAACACGTCTTCTGGTACTGCTATATACTGTATCTGCATTTTTTGTAGATCTGGATGCTGCTGAAGGACTGTCGCTATATCACCGCCCTCTAAATGAATAGCAGATCGACCGTTCATTTTCATCAAATCGTTAATAGCTTTAATACCATTCTTTCCATATAGAGATGGCATACTTTCTCTATCATCACCCTTTACTAAGCTTGACCGTAGACCAACAGAGAATCGATATTTAGGATCGATCCCGGTATTATGAAAGGCATAATGAGCGTTGGTAGCTTTCTGTTGTGCTAATAGCTTTTGTCCCTGCTCTAAGATCTTATCGGTACCTGTCACTGGTGGATTTGCTGAAACCAGAAAAAGGGATATGGGTTTACCGGCCTGCTCTTCTTCTTGGGGTTCCTCTTGTTGTTGAGGGTCTTGTTGCTGTTGAGGTTGTGCCTGCCCCTGCTGATTTTGTTGCTGATTCTGCTGGAAAGCAGCTTGTTGATTCTGTTGTTGAGGAGCTTGCTGTGTCGCTGGTCCTAACATATCATCAAGCTCAGCTTCATGCAGACGAGGGCTATTTTCTGGTACTACCTGTACGCTTTCAAATGACTGGCTACAATATCGCTGTAAGAAGCCGTCTACTTCAGAGATACGTTCTGGAGCTGTTAGCACCGTTAGATGCTCATATCCATCAGCCCAGGCTTGTTCTGCTACCCTTTGTAAAGCCGTGCGCGTATCCGCTTTAGCCATAACGCGGCGGTCGAATTGCGTGTCTTCTTGAAGAGCGGTAACTTGCTGATGAAGTAGCGCGTTTTTACGTGATGGGTCAAAAGCCACAATGAGACCATTTGTGTCGCTCTCATCGAGCGGCTTCTGATAATTTCTATATAGCCAAGATTCGGTATGCATTGCTGCCTCCACTTAATTAGTCCTACCGACCCTTTCTAACTGTTATTCCAGCTGCAGAGCCTATCGTATCCTTCATTGATGCTGGGGTAATGATAATTGCTCCAGTTTCTGCGGCTGCTACCAAATCTTCTGGCTCTTCGATAAATACGAATCCAATAGTATCAATTGCAAGAATTCCCCTGAATTCATCAGCTTGTTTATAAATAGCATATTGTGTAGCAGCTTGATAGGCTATCGCTCGATCAAAATTACCCGAAGCCATTGCCTCAGCCGTTTTTGTAATTAAGGATTGGTCGAGCTGATAGCCCTTGCTTACAGCCGTACGATAAAGCGTCTCCATGTAGATACGAGACACATCCTCATATAGCGTTAATAATCTATCCTGCGGTAGCGCAGCATTTATCGCTTCATATAGCGGATTTGCTCGCTTCTTGAGTGTTAAGTTGTTAGGATCTTTGATCTGATCCGCTAGTGCTTCCAACTCAGGTTCTTGCGTATAGCGTTGAACTATTTTCTGATACGCGGACGCTGGACTACCTATAGCAGCTCGTAATCCTTTTAATCGTCCTGTTGCACCCTTCAATTCTAATTCACCAAAGCCTGGAATAGCTAGATCACCTTTCTCCGGCTTAGCTCCCCCACAAAGAATAGCGTATTGCAGCTCACCCTTACCCATACCAGCATTGCCACCTTTGTATACCATAAAGGTTTTTTCCATTGCATCGAGCAATGCTTCGAGGTCTTCTTGGTCAACAATCCCTTTCATTCGTTCTCGAAGGTGATCCTTCCATATCACTTTAGAGGTCTTTCCTTCATTGAGGATTTCAGGAGTGATAATCGGGCCTTGCGTATGTAGTGACTCTAAAAATATTTTAAGAACTTCATCATCTACACCACGGAAAGCTAAATATAGCTGGTTAGTGAGTTCTTTTTTGAATGTAGAGAAAAGGTTAAGCACTGGGTCAAGGAGCTCCATGATCTTTACTTCATCACCTATGAGAGTGAGCACTTCGTGCTTGAGTGTCGTTATTTGCTGTCGTGTTAGCTTTTGTGACGCTTGTTGAAGCCTTGAAAATATATCTTGTAAAAGCGTATCAACATCTGACGCAGTAGTAGCAGGCGCAGCTGTTTTCTCTTCTAGTTGTTGTAAAATCCCATCCAACTCTATTTGTACTTTTTCGTCAAGAAGGGAGAGATTGATGTCTTTGTCTATAGACTCTTGTACTCTCCTATCGCTCTCCCACCCCTTCTTCACATCTGGAGAAAAATTAGCGTAGCTGAATTCTGTACGATCGACAAACTTAACCACGTTGCCTGCTATGTCAGAAACAGCGAACCCCTCTTGACCTGTGCGCTGGAACTCTCCACTCTTCTTCTGTAGATACGCCTGGAAATCACCAAGTGCATCCATTTTACGTGTAAATATCTCTTTGATATCAGTGAGCACTCCGATGAGTTCAATAATAAGGATTAGAACATCCTCATTCTCTTCAATCATCTCTTGTACGGTTTGTAGATCTTGTTCCATTTTTTGCTGTGCGGCATTCTTACCTCGTTCAGTCTTTAGCCCTGCAATCTTCTTTTCAGCAGCTGTACGTATCTTATCAGTTGCCCATTGAGTAAAATTAGAAATAAACGTCTCAGCGTCTGGAACCTTTTTACCGCTTTTGATAGTGGCATTTTGATAAACAGTAAAAAAGGATGAGATAAAGGCCTTATCGTTAATCACATCTTCATATTGAGGATGTGAGGTAAGCTGTTGTGCAAGAGCCTCAGCTTCAGTCAACTTTTGTGCAATTGTATCAGACTCTTCTGCGGTTAACGTAACTTCACCAGCTATCGATTTCACATATGGGTCAGTAGACAAAACACTAGGTACATGATTGAGATTTTCGGCTTTTGCCGAGAATGAAGGAGTTACATTCTCTAAAGAGTCGCCTGTGTAAACTGTATGCCAAACAACACCAATCTCTGACTCTTCCATCCGAGCCCCAAGCTCTGAATGCACTGGAACAGCGTACACGATTGTGTTAGGATGAAAAACATAATATGCTTCATCATCAATCGTTTTTAGCTTAACGGAATCTCTATCATATAAGAAGTCTCCCTGCCAGATCTCCCCATCAGGAATACCAAGTGCAGGAATGTGATCGAACATTGCATGCATCTTTTTAGCAAGATCTGGGGCATGACCAAAGTACTGATCGATTAGTTCATGATTGTATGCTATTTTTGGTGTTTTAGCAAAAAGACCCTTTGTAGCCAATCCAGGACTTTCTATACCTGGAAATGAGCTCCAAACAAATACAGCGGGCGCTCCATCAATCTTTACGGATACGCGTCGCTGTGATTTAGGAGTTTCACCCTTTAGCTCATCATATAGAGACTTGAATGTATCAAGCGCATGTTCAATACCCTCAGCACCAGACAGAATCACAAGATCTTCTATGTGAGTCATATGCGTATTGGCCTTCTTCGTCAAGTTTGACTCGGCTAACTGTAATAGGTGCGCTTCAATTTGTTCTCTATACTTCATATGTGTCCTCTTTGACTGTACTAATCAATTAGTATACTCGAACATAGGAAGAGGGGCACTGTGGCCCCTCTTTTATTATGATAGCATGTATTATCTCTTTTTCTTCTTCTTCCGAAGATCACCGCGGAATGTAGGAAGAATCATCTGTGACACAAACTTCAGAGCAATTTCTTCTTCTATCTCGTCAAAATTGCTCTCGTCAGCTTCCATTGCATGTTCATCAGCAAGCTGCATCCAAGCATCAACAAAATCATTAAACATCCTAAAGGTAATCGGTACGTTGATGTTTACGTTTACCGTCTTGCCTGATGCCAGTGTGAGAGGTGCTCCCATATCGTCAGCTAATACTACTGCTTTCATCCAACGAAATACATTAGCTTTGGCCCACGTAAGTTCTTCTGGGCCATATGCACTCTCATTCTTCAGCAGCTCTGGCAGAATCTGCTCTAAGCGTAGCATAATCTCTGGACGTGTAAGATATAGTTCCTTTACGTTACAGCGACCAGCAATGGCGTCTGGAATATCTGCTTGCATCATGTTTGAGATGAAGATAATGCGTGAACCGAATTCGAACTGTGCCGGAAGCATCTTTTCACCCTCTTCTTCATCCTCTTCGATTTCATCTTCAAGACCTAGATCGTTGCCCTCTTCTTCCTCGTCATCATCAAAGAAGCCTTCTTGTATACGAGGGCGAACATCACCATTGTATAGGCTGCTCTCTAAAAAGGACTGTGTGTCGGATTTGGGCTGATTAGCATTAGTAAATTCCTCCCAAAACCGTTGTTCACTATCGTCAAGTACTTCTTCTGCTAGAACGTTACCATCACGATCAACTGCTGTAATGATACCTTCATGTAGTCGCGATGTATCAAAGTTAAGTGCTCCTGACCATCGCTCGCTCTCATTCAACCCAACCATCTTGGCAACATTCTTACGAATGTGAGGAGATGAGGTTGATACCATTGGTTCATCAGTATCCATCGCTGCTTTTAGCGTGTTCATAACTTCGTCTGATGAGCCGGTAAGAAAGCCGTCAGCATCATCAAGTAGGATAACGTAATTTTCTCTATGCATCCAGAGAAAAGCAAGAATAGCAGAAAGTGACTTTCCAATTGATCCACGAAACTTAGCAAACATCTGCTTGCCTTCTGTAGCACCCTTTTCAACGGCCTTAGCAACAGTAAAGGTTTTTCCTATTCCAGGTGACCCACAGATAAATGCGTGTCGTTTAAGTGCGCGACCCTTTGCTGTTCTATATCCAATAGCGTAAATACCCTTGAACTTATCTTCAACAGACGGCTCAAGGCTTGCATCCTCGTCTGAAGCCTGGGAGTATAGATTCATTAGTTGCTGCAATTCTTCTGGAGCGTCTTCTGGGTTAAATGGCTCTCGTTCTTCTACCTCTATTGCTCCACCAGATCCTGTACCACCGCGCTTCTTAAGCAAATTATTGAAGTAGTACTTGTTAGGAACTTCCTGAATACCTTGATTCTGTGCCCATTCAATAAATTCATCGTAATCAGGATTAGACGCTTGAGATAGATATTGATTTACAACCTCTGCCTTTTGCCCACGCGCTTCTCTAAGCCGTGTTTGTTCTTTCGCAAATCGCTCACGAAGAAGCTTGTCTTGTTTTGAGTGACCGCGCTTTCCAACAGCTTCGGTAGTCATCTCGGGTGCAGGAGCGCCTTTGGTATGCTGAAAGGAGTCAAGACCAGATGAGAATTCAGTATCTTCTGAGGAATCGTAATCTAGATAAACCGGAAGAGATGATTGTCCCTCTGTATCAACAGCTTCACGAGAGGACTCTTCTTCGTCGTTTTGCTGATCAGGTGAAACGCTTGGGTAGCGTAAAGCAGCAGGATCGCTTGAATTAGCGTTATCTTGCTGAGGATCCTGTTCATCATCAGCTTCTCGTACTCGACGCCTTCCTCGTCGTCGCTTTGACTCTGCAACAGAGCGTCGAAGCTTCACGCGACCTCCGCCGCCTCCGTTATCACCTATATCATCGAAGCC